ATGCTATATAGATTAGGGAGTCTCTTTCTCGACGCAAGCCTCGGACTGCTGCTACTGGCTGCGGCGGTGAGGCTTATTCTGGCCTTCACTTGGTTTAGACGCAACGGATGCCGGACCCTCACGGAGTCGCAGAGGAAGTCGCAGAGGAAGTTCATAATGCCGATTGCCGTGGCAGGGCTGCTGCTGGGAGTGGCCTCGTTGATACTGCTCCTGCTCTGCTGACGCCGTGAACTGCATCTTTATGCTTGGCAATGGAGGAGTCAAGAAAACGCGCACCTATGATGAAGATGACGAACTGCGCGGATATGTGGTCACCTTACAAAACTTTGATAAACTTATCAAAGACGGAGTGAAGGACGGAACCATCAGCATTTCCGAGAATGAAATTGAAACCGATAAAACGTTTGATATATGAAGACAGCCTTTGATGAATACAATCGTATAGTATCTTCTATACCGGATCATATCAACAAGGAGGTGGACATGGAAATGGCTGTGTCCAACAGGATTTATGACCTTATGACACAAAAAGGGTTGTCAAAGGCCGAATTTGCCCGTTCTATTGGTAAGCGTCCGTGTGAAATCACCAAATGGCTGAGTGGACAGCATAATTTCACCCTTTCCACCCTCGCTATGCTATCCTCATTCTTTGGCCAACCGATAATAACAGTCGGCTGAGATTTACATCTAAGATATGGCTACCCATTATATGGCGGATGGAGGAACTCCTCTCCAGAGAGTGCCGCAAGATACGTGACTGCTCTATCTTCCACGTCAACGACCTCGAAGTATTTCCTTTGATACTTCATAGAATCTTCTTAAAGACCTTTGCAATATGAAAAATAAATTCCAAATAATAATTTTGTGTACACCAGCTTCGAAAAAGCAAAAATCACCGCCGCCATAGCCCATACTGGCGGCAATATAATACAAGCTGCCAAATTGCTCGGTATCTCCGAAAGAGCTCTATGGGCAAAGAGGAAAAAGTATGGGCTGAAATAATGTACCACTTCTTAGGTGGTACATTGCAGTATTGGTGGTATGAAGATTTCTATTCCGTTCTATTTATACCACTTTTAAGGTGGTATATTTGCATTTCGGTGGTATATTTTGTATCTTTGCGCTAAATAATAGATATGGCGCAACTCGATAAACTTTACAGACAGTGGTTAGACCTTCAGCCCCTTTCGGCAGATGACGAAAAACGGTTGAAGCGGAAGTTTATGCTCGACTTCAATTATAACAGTAACCACATCGAGGGCAACACTCTCACTTACGGTCAAACAGAGGTGCTTCTTCTTCTCGGAGAAGTAATAGGCTCTGCCAAGATGAAAGACCTTGAGGAGATGAAAGCACATAATATCTGCCTGAATATGGTCGAGCGGGAAGCTGATACAGATGAACCCTTGACTGAAACATTTATTCGACAGGTTCATCAGGTGATGTTGCGTGAAGATTATAAGGTCTATCGTCAGCTGCCCGGTGGTGAACCCACAAGTTACACCGTTCATGCCGGACGATACAAAACACGGCCTAATTCTGTTATTACCCCGACAGGAGAGCGGTTTGAATATGCCTCACCTGAAGAAACGCCTGCTTTAATGGCTGATTTAGTGCAATGGTATAATAATGCAGTTGCGGAAGGCTCCCTTACCCCTATTCAGCTTTCAGCACTATTCCATTATCGTTATATTCGTATTCACCCGTTTGAGGATGGCAACGGTCGTATAGCACGACTGATGGTTAATTTCATCTTGCGCCGTCACAACTGGCCAATGATGGTTATCCGCAGCAAGAATAAGAAAGCATATCTCAACGCGTTGGGACTTGCGGATGCCGCAGTCGGTCCAATACCGGCCGATGGTGCACACGCGTCTTTGAAGTCCATAGCTCCATTCGTGGAATATATGGAATCCGCCCTGACAGCCGACATTTCGTCGATGCTTGAATTTTTGTCAGGAGATAAAGAAACTATGTGGTGGTATGAGGGTGAAATCGTCCGATTCTCTACACCCACTCCCGCTCGCATTCTCCGCCTCCTTCAATCTGACCCTAACGCCTCTCTCTCTACAATTTCAACAACTCTCGGCATAAGTCGTTCCGCTATCCAAAAACAGGTGGATAACCTCGCCGAAAAAGGGTATATCACTCGACCCGAAGGTAAAAAGCGCGGTTGGATGGTCAATATTAATCAAACATTTGATTAATCGGCAACTTTCTAAAATCGCCATTAAAGATTATACTAAGACACAGTTATGGAATAGAACATTAGCTGTACAACCCAGTAATGATGAGTATAAAGAAGAACGAGATTACTATCGAACCGCATACATCCGTTTTAGATCTAAATTTGAGGTATTATCCCGTGAGATAGCATTATCTATGCCTCAATTTACAGTTCACGATATCACTCATATGCATCTTTATACTTGGCAGTGGAGGAGTCAAGAAAACACGCGCCTAAGATCTGCTGATGCCGTGTGTCTGATAGAATTTACATCTAAGATATGGCTACTCATTATATGGCGGATGAAGGAACTCCTCTCCAGATAGTGCCGCAAGATACGTGACTGCTCTATCTTCCACGTCAACGACCTTGAGTGGCTATCCGCTGCAGAAACGGAGAGAGGTGGACATCGACAAAGACCGCTGCAATCAAACAATTGCAGCGGTCTTTGAGATTGCGGAGAGGACGAGGCACGCCTCACTCCGCTATATCATATAATTGAAAACCAGACAATTAAAACATTGACGGTTTTTAGATTTGTCAAACTTCATGCACAAGTTGCGACACAACACCGCGATTTGTGACGCAAAATTACATCTAAAATTTGAATTTCAAACCCTATTATTTCGATGAAATTTGAATTTTAAGCCCTATTGAGTGTTAAATATAGTTAAAGATTTAGGCGGCTGGTTCATTGTGAAGTGAGCCAACCGCCTAACCAGGCAGAAAAGAAAATATTTTTATATCAACCAAGCATTTTCATTGGGGTCATAATCCCTCTGGAATGTAGCACATGCCCAATCGACTTTGGGCATACAAGAATCATGCTCACGTTTACGTGGAAGCTGAGGGTTGATTTTGAACTTGGAGGCATTGTAGAGCCACTGTATAGAATCTTCATAAGCCCAACGGCGGGTTTCTGAGATGTTGGTAGGTGAAATAATCGAATGAAGATGATAGAGAGCGATACGGCTCATGTGGGCCACAATATTAGCGTTTCTGGGATCATCCCTCGTAATATTTACGCCCTCAACCAATTTATCAGGATTAGGATTAAGAACCGGATAGAAAACTGTTCCTTCCGCTACAACATAGTCACGAGCATTTTCCGAATAATCATACTCCAATTCCTCAGAATACTCACCAATAAGTCCCCATCGGTCATCTTCTTCCGGAGTAAGGACAGGTTCTTCCACTGGAGGGTTAGGTGCAGTCGGTTCTTCTTCAATGTCAGAATTATCTTCATTAACTGACACAACCCCATCATCCGGATTAGGCTCAGAGGGTTCAGCAGGCTCTGATTCACCTAAGAACTGATAGAATTGCTCATTGTATGCGCAAACTTGATTTTTCTCCCATTCAAGATTAGGCTCCCAAGGAATGATTTCAGCTTCTCGCCAAGCCTTAACACCCGGAAGATGGATTTCTCCAGCCTCATATCCATGAGGAACCAGACACTGCCAATATTCTGTACCAAATTTGACAACTTCACCTTTTGAGAACATCCTCAACTGAGAGTATTTACGGGCGTGCTCAATTAGTCGGGGATCAATAAAGTCAACCACCTGTCGCCAATATTCAATCTTTGTTGGCTTCTTATATCCATTGATACAAGTCAGAGTTTTATAAACCTCTTCATCCTTTCTTATCCATACCTGCCCTGGATAAGAAACGCCAACATTGTATTCACGGATATTCTTACCAACTGCCAAGATTTTTTCAATCTCATAATATTGATCAAGATATTCCAGTATCTGCATTTCAGCCCTTTGTTCGGCTTGCGGTATGCGGTCCGGAACATCACGAATGATTTGCCTCATGTGCTCTTCAGTGGCAATGGAGCAATAATCCTTATTTGTCAGAAAACGATTGTATGCCATTGTTCTTGATGTTTATTATTAATAGTCAAAATCACCATAAACAGTGTCGTTAGAATCAATAGTGGTTACTATTTCGGTCGATGCTGTCTTGTATTTGGAATAAGCCTGACTGAGATAATATATCATGGCATAATCGAAACAGTCTGAGAAGTGACCCCAACGCTCTACTCTTTCACCAGCATCATTGAGAATTTTCTTTTTCTCCTTAGTGCCATCAGGATTCTTTTTCTGATATACAAAATCTTCAATCAGTCTATGACAACGGGCATCAATATAGATTTTCCACCCCTGGAAGTTGTGTAACAATTCATTGATAAATTCCAGTCGTGTCACTACTGCCGGCTGTTTGCTCAATAATTGTATTTTCGGTTTTAATACAGCATTGGTCATATTTTTATTGGCAATCGTAAAGTTATTTACCCCCTCTTCAGTTTGAGTGGAGCGTGATAAACCAGCCGGATCTCCAGTCAGCAATACACCGCCAATATGACCGTCTGTTACAAGCTGAGAAGCAATCCACCGTGTAAATGCCGGAGTGTTGTTGCGCTTGTCTTTAGGATAACCGACATATTCAGGAAAAACATAAACAATCCTTTCATCAAAATCTATCTGCATCGGCAGACAGCTCATGTATGGATTAACATTGAAGTCAAAGCTAAGAATAAGCGGCTTCAAAGGGTCGTATGCCTGTTCACGAAGATTATGTATCAGATGCTTATCGCCATCGAAATTCCAATATGCAGCCATCTTATTGCTGGTGGTAAATAACCAGTTTCCATAAAGCAGACGGTCACGGTCAGCCTTATTACGCAGTTTACTGAGCTTATTGTAATAGATAGCTCGGAACTGTTCGTTAGGATTATCAAATAGGCTAAAAGGAATGTAACGATAACCTGTCTGCAATTCCACAGGATCACCATCATCGGTCATTACAAAGGTCGAGCGCACCCAAGTCAAGCAGGGGTTGGTTGACATAAAAAGTTTACCGACAACAAATGTCTCAGCAATCTTATAACGGATACGAGATGCAAGAACTTCCACAGCTTTTTCTGATACCTCAGATACCTCGTCAATAAAACCTCCCGTGATTTCCAAAGAACCCAATGAGTTAAAATCAGGGTCTTGTGGACTGGGGGTCAAATCCATTGCTATAATTTCAGACCCATTCCAGAAGGTGATGACATAAGTAACATTGTTGATGTGATAATGAATATCCTGTTTCAAGCCCCATGTCCGTAGCACATCTTTAAGTGTAACCCAAGTTGTTTCCAACAATGTCTTACGAACCTTACGAGCGACAACCATACGAATCCCCTCAAATTGCATACAGCTACACACCAGCCAGCAGCACCCTATATAAGACTTGCCACCGCCGGCAGAACCTCCACCTAATACTTGTTCCGGAATGTCCGTATTTCCGCATTTCTCACAAGTAGCTTGATATATCTGATGACCTAATTTATCAAACCCATTAGGCTTCATTACAAGCTTGCCACCGCACTTATCACAATGGTTAGGTTGCAGTGCGGTCCATAGCTCATATTGCCTTGCAGACGGTTTGAAAGTAATTTTGAGACCACGAGGTCGTTCCAATTTTGCCATGTTTTTTCTTTTACTAATAATAGTTTGGCAATAAAAATCCACCCTACTTCACAGTAGAGTGGATCAAGCTTAATAACAAATTATTAATTAAAACCTAAAATCCAATCTTTCTTAACTGTTGCATTTGACTTTATTCAAAGAGTTGGAAATATTTTTGCCGATTTGTTTGAGACCTTGCGGTGTTACGGGTTTTGTTTTCTTTTCCATTATTCTATCACATCAATAGTTTGTAAATTGACTATCTTTGCTTTAGGATTATGATTAATGACCCGGACACTTTTATGTTCTTTCCATTTAATCAAACCGAAAAGCCATGAGTGCTTCTTCTGAACATTTAGTATGGTTAAGCTGTCTCGCACTTCATAATCTATAATAGTATTCTTGTCTGGTAATACCTCGACATCAATATTCACAAACGAATCTTCTAAGCTTGCTGTCAATCCACCAAAGGAATCAACAACTGCTATCACAGTGTCTTTACTTTGTGTAACTGAAGTGACTTCCGTAACAGAGCCTACATCTTTAGGACGAACCTTAGAAGCAGCCAAAAGTCTGTCATATTTCGCTTTCAGGTTGTCATGTGTCATATTCAGACTTTTGACTTCTGCCTGATATAAAGCTACTGAATCATTCAAGCGAATTTTGGTATATTTGATCTCTTGATTCAAATCATTGATAGTGGTCTCTAAAGTATTTGCCCTCTGATGGTATGCTGATGCCTTACGATTTGCATCATATAGAGCAACGCAAAGAATACCAATAACAAGGAAAATTCCAGCTTTATTAAATATCAACTTCCACATAAATAACAAATTAAAGCTTGGAATATTCGTCTTTCACTTCAAAACATGGGCAAGCTTTTGCTGCAAATTCCTTATGACCATGTATTGTAGCATTTGGATATAGTTTCTTCAGTTCTTTCAAAAGCTTCAGTAATGCCTTCTTCTGAGCGTCAGTGCGCGTATCCTTGAAAGTACCATCAGCTGCACGACCACCAATATAACATATTCCGATACTGATGGAATTATGATCGGTACAGTGCGCCCCAGAAATATTGATGTCACGCCCCTTATGTACAGTGCCATCACGATATATCACATAATGATAACCAATGTCAGAAAAACCACGTTGTAAGTGCCAAGCTCTGATGTTAGCTACCGTAAAGTCTTTACCCTCTGGAGTGTCAGAACAATGTACAATGATTTCTTTGATTTTGCGCTTGCTTTTAAGAAGCTGAGTAACCTCATCAGTTCTCAATACAGCCCAAGTATTTGGTCCAACAATACCATCTACTTTAAGTCCATAAGACCTTTGATGCTGCTTGACTGCTTCTTCTGTCAGGGGACCAAAAATGCCATCTGGCATTAAATGAAGAGCTTTCTGTAAGGTTTTGACTGATTCACCTCGACTGCCTTTCTTTAAGATTTCCATAATGCTATAATATTGTTGATTTTAATATACTTAGGGTTCTAATACGATTGATTCTATCAGGTCCTTCTATGGAGCAAATAGGTATGTAATAATTTCTGATTTTTCTCATAACCTTGACATCAACATAAGCACCGGTCAAATTGCCTCCAGTATAGAGAATCCTCGTCACAACACCAGTCCGGTTAGTCAAAAGGCTATTCCCATTTTGCTCCAATTTCTTTGAATATCGGATAGTAATCTGATCTCCGATTTTTAGTTCATTCATTGATTCGGATGCTGTTGTGTATTTCGGCGTGGGTAATCTCCCAGAATATCTTCTAACCTGTCTCTTATTTGTCGAATATCAGTTGACATATCGGCAAAAGACCGCATGGTAGCTTCAAATACAGCCTTATCAAGTTTCATGTTATCGAGTTTCACATACTGATCATCAACCTGCACCTTGATCTGAGCAATTTCTTTTTCCATTTGGTCGATTCTCATCATACTTGCCTGATACTGAATATAAAGTCCACAGACAAATACAATGAAGGTAAAAATCGTCTTGGCATTGTTGATAACAAAGTCTCCGATGATTGAATTAGTCTTATTATCCATGATAGTTAGTTCAAAATTAATGAGTTATTCAATCACCTTATCAACACTATTGTCCTTATTGATTTCAGGAACAATTAGATTAAATGTAATGCCATCGCCATCTGCACCTTCCAGCATAACCTTATGCGCAATATCTTCTTTGATACCGTACATATCTATCAGTTTGCTGGCAGCATTAACAGACACGGCACGTAATGCCGCCGGAGAAAGAGTGACCCCAAACTTGTCACAAACCATCAGTGTGGAACATTCATCTGCAATCTTCAACAGCATAGAAGTCAAACGAGGTTTAAGGGTAGCCGCATCAACCAAATTATCATTCTGAATCTGGCTGATGCGCTCCCTTATATCGTCGCGTAACATCAGTTGTCTAACTTGAATAGCAATCTCGACATCTTTTCGAGCATTGCTTTCAACTTCATCCGGATCAAACAATAACCCAGTATTGTTATTGAAAACAAGATCAAATGTTTTCTGGGCATTGCCGTTATATGGAGAAGGCCCGCAGGCATATACCAAACAGAACTTCTCTTCTAAGTCTGTGAGCTTACTTTTTTCCATTATGCTATAAATACATTGGTTCTTTATAGATAATAGAAAATAAGCTCACAAAGTCTCAACACATCATTTTCCCGAAGAATCTTCTCTGAGATTTTGGCTTATTATTTTGTGCCGGAACAATTTTACAATGCCTTGTAAACACTGCTCAATACGCTCCATCGTATTCAACTCTGCCATATTAAAATTGATCTGAAGGGCATATCCACCAATATATGCAAGTGCTTTGCCGGTTTTCTCATCAGTGATCTGGCAGATGTCATAGTCCTCCAGTTCTCTGAACATCATCACTCCAGTTGTGATGGAATCCAGATATGCTTCGGGCAGTTCATTTTCATCTACCAACTGAATAGGAGTTGGATGGTTAACACGCTGCATACGCACAATTTGATTCTGTCGTACATTAGCAGTTCCACCCTTAACTTCTATACGGTTTTCTTGCTGAAATATCGGCTTCGTGGTGTTTTCGTCAGGTTTGGACTGCACTACGTCTCTATGCACATTGGCTTGAAGTCCCTGAGCTACGGCGTCACTGGTAGGCACCATAGTGCCCGTCTTTTTATCGAACTGAAACTTATGCTTCATAGTCGTAATTATTGGTTGCTGACTTCATTATGCTGTACATGACAGCTCCCAAACACATGGTCGTACCAAGGATATACAGAATTGTACTCATAGCTTTATATTTTGAAATGATCTCTAAGTTTTTCTTTCTTCTCAGCAGACAAACTGCCGACGGCATTGCCTCCACCAGATGATTGTTCACGCATCCTGGCAGTAAGCACTCTTACGATTTCTCTGGTAGCTGTAACATCAGCATCTGCATCATGGGCATCATCCAAATCAATGCCCAACCGTTCTGCCATAGCTTCCAGTTTCCATGTGGTAATGCTCTTGTCATTATCGAAAGTCAGCTGACTGAGTATGATTGTGTCTAATTGAGCCGGCTGGAAATTACCCCAGAAGTCCTTTTCACCCCTTACCAGCTTGCAGAATTCGGGCCACAATCCAGAATATAACATGATTTGCTGCATGAACTTCTTATCAAACAGAGGATTTTGACCAATCATAAAAGGTTTATTGCTTGCTACGACTGGGAACGTATTGCGCTTAATGAAGTCGCAGATTTCCTGACACACATCTTCAAGCGGTTTACCCATTGAATAGAGCATATCCATTGTTATGTTGGAGTATTTCAGAGCCTTTTCATCATAGTCCATCAGCTCTTCACCATCATCTTCATATTTATTTTTGAGAACCTTACGTTTGGGCTTCCCAATTTCGGATTTCTTATGATACGGATATATGTATGCCGCATATTTCTCCATCACCTCAAATGTATCAAGACGGATAGCATGAAGTGATATCTGAGTTGCTGCACTAACAGTGCAATCCAATCCTCCGGTCTCAAAGTCATATACTATTGCAGTAATGACATTTCCTTTTTCTATAGGTGCTGCCATTGTTATTTATTTTTGATTTCTTCGTATATGCGCTCTATATTATTAAATAGCTCCGCTTTCTTACCATTGTTTTCAATCACATAATCGTAGTCCTTATCAATTAGGTTTCTACGCTCATCACGACGTATTCGGGTTTCATCCACACCAGACTTCCGGCGTAATGATTTATTACGCTTAATCAACACTGTGTAAATGTCATACACTTCACCAAAATCTTTGCGAAGATTCTCCAGACCTTTTTCATCTATAACATAAACAGTGCAAGGACCGAATACCTGCCATTTGGTAGCATAATAGTAATACCCACCAAAATGAGCGTAAGCAATCAGTTCAGTCTTATCAGGAACGATGTCAATAAAATGATGATCACGCCCCTCCACTTCTGTTGGTCTTGGAGGTCTTGTTGTAAAGGAGCAAATCACATTCGCATCCTTATGATTTTTTAGATGTAACGACGCAAGCGTCTTACCACACCCGGAGCCGCCAACGATACATAAGATTTTAAGTTTTTCCATATCTAATTGAGGGTTTAAGTATTCATTAATCCGATAATTTAGTATTTCACGCATCAACATTCTTAATCTTGTCGGAGTGACCCTCCCTCGCTTGCGACTGTAATGCGAAGAAGTCAGCAAATTCCGTTTGACCATGTTTACTTGAACTTGCTGTGGATCTCTCCAATGATACCATGTGATTGCATCCCCATTCTCATCAAAGAGATTAGGCATGATATAATTTTCAACCTTATCATGGTATATGTTGAGGTCACGTGCTTTGGCAATAGCAGCTTGAATCCGATACCATCCATTATATCCGGTGCCGGCACATTCATGTCTGAACTTTCTCAGTTGCTCTTGAACCTGATCATCCAGTTCTTCTTTTATGTCTATCAGAAATGACATATCATATCAATTTTAAGAAAGAACTTTTACCAATCTGAAGCGTATTCTTTTCATCATAATCACTCCATTTGATATTGACCACAGCCACAATCATACGCCCTTCAGCTTTTCTCAATTCCTTTTTCCAAACATCCCAATCATCCCAGATGGTCAAAATGTTAGTCTCAGTATTCTGCTGAAGCTCTATCTTACCAAAATGCTTAGTTTCTCCAGTTCTTTTATCCTTATAAGATTTGTCAGTAACCGAACAGATTGCAGCACATATTACACCCTTTCTCACTTCATAGAAAAGATTGTTGAGGTCAGAGAACTCGATATACTTATATGCAGAAAGACTTTTTGGCTTCTCCATATTATCATATATGCGTCGATAATCAATAGTGCCATGACCCGATACGGCAATTTGCTGACGGCTCCACCAATAATGTTTATCACGCATTTCTTCTGGAATATCCTTTTCTGTCAGCTTAAAGCCTAACAGTCCAGCCGCTCTTTCAAGCAACCCATATCGCTCAAGCACTGAACCGACATTTTCACATTGATCAAAAGCACCAGCGAATATTAAATTTCTGACACTTCTTGCTGTAACCGGGCAACGCTCTCTAACCTCAGCAGTTCCATCATCTTCAAAACTTTTGAACTTACTTTTGAAAATGCGCTTGATAAAATCCTCCATGTCAAAGAACTCTCCATATAGATTGCGCTCCTGAACGATATACTTGACTGCTTTCGGACCAAGTTGCTTGATACGCGACAAAGACCAGTAAATCTTATTATTCTTAAAGTCGGCAGTAAAGTTCTCACCTGAGATATTAATATTCGGTTTCTCCAGTTCAGTGCCACCAACAGACTTAATTTCATTCATCAGAACAGCCATTTTATCCTCATCCTGGTCTCTTAATACCACTGTATAAAAAGCAGTAGGATAATATGTTTTAAGCCATGCGCCGACATAAGCAGTCAGCCCATAAGCTGTGGCATGAGAGTTACAAGTCACCACCCCTTTACCAGTTAAGAAGGTATGGTAAGGATGCTCCATTTCTACATCATATACAGCAGTGTCACATAGATATTCTACAGATACCACCTGTACGACAGCAGTACCTAAACCCTTTCGTCCCATCTTTACTCGCCCCATTTCATAATGAGCTTTTTTATGACAGCTTGCGCAGAGTGTCCTGACGTTGGAATAATTCTCTCCGACATCAGAATGATCACCGTTTACATGATGAATCTCCAGACGCTTATCTTTACATCCGCACTCTTCACAATAATCCTTTTTGAGATGACTCTCATAATACTCCAGCTTTGTATAATTGCTATCACGCTTCTGAAAGCCCTGACATCCCTTTTGAGCATTGATGCTATATGATTCTACATTATCATTTGAATGATAACGAGGATTATTCAATTCTCCTCTATCAGTGAATTTATAAGACGTGTTTTCTTTAATCCACCCGACACGGATATACATAAAATCCTCTCCAGGAATCAATTCATCAGTACGTTTTTGACCATCAAGGGTTGGATGTTTATGATTGTCGGTTACATCAATCGTACTGCCATTTGCAAGAGTAATGCGATATACTGGACGCACACCTTGATAACGTATATCCACAACTCGATTTACCACCAGCTTTTCATCTTCATTCAGAGACCAACAGGTGCCATAACCAAATTTGCGATATTTGCTTCTGAGAGAAAGTCGCCCATTAGCTTTTGCCCATTCATAGTCATTCATTGTACGCCACATATCGCCTATGTTAATCTTGGTGCCACGTCCTTTTTCTTTATGGCGCCCCCACAGATATTCATGTCCGGCTATACAAGCATTAAAAGAATACTTTGCAGCATCTTCCACGTTACTCCAAATCTGATCGGCAGCTTCTTTAGGGCAACCATTCTGTTTAGCTCCTGAGAAAAATTTAGCTTGGAATTTACGTACTTTCTCCAATTTCTTCTTACTCAGTGCCTTTACCAGATTTACACCATCACCAAGGCTCAATCCTCCTACTTTTTGAGCAACACGAGAAATCTGCTCCTGATATACCATCTGAGCAAATGTGTCTTTCAGGATCTCATAAGTTCCCCATAGATATGTAGGCTCATATTCACCTCTTTTGGCACGAACATAATTATCAGCAGCACCCGAATCCAAAGGACCCGGACGGAACAACGCCACAGATGCAATCAGGTCATTAATATTATCTGGTGCAAGTCGCTTAATGAATTTTGTAATACCCTCACCACTCATCTGGAACACACCCTGAGTATTGCCTTCACGAATAATTTGAAAGACTTTCTCATCGTTTAGGTACTTAGAGGCTATCTCCAAAATCGTATATTTCACACCATATTCACTTGCAACCAGATTCAATGTATCTGAAAGGCGAGTAAGTTCCTTAATACCAAGTACGTCGTTTTTCAGAATACCGATGGCATCAATGTCATTACCTGAAATCTCAGACACGAGAAGATCGCCCATCTTTCTGATAGGGAGCAAATCAAAACACTCGACACGTTCTCCTTTAACATATTCAGGAGTAATGATAAGCGCCGAAGCATGAATACCGGCAGAACGAGCCTGTCCCATGATAGGCACAATCTCCTCAAACACATCAGGATATTTCTGAATAAAATCCCTCATGCGTTTATCAGTATATGCCATTTTCATAAGCTCCGTCCACGACATATTATCATCCAGAATAGCTGTTAGATAATTGGTGGTAGCCTGTGGGATCTTATGTGTTCGGGCAACGTCCTTGATTGCGGACTTTATTTTTGCTGTCGTGAATGTGCCGGCAGAAAAGACCCTTTGCATCCCGTCCTTATTATATCGACGTTCCAAATAAGCCTTAACTTCTTCACGACGCTCTGCATTGAAGTCTGAATCAATATCAGGCAGAGAGCCATGATTGCGTTTAACATACCCGTCACCGGCATAACAGTCAGATACAATCGTAGTATCATTCTTATGCTTTATGCTTGTTATCTTCATGCAGAAATTTAGTTGGCAAAGTGTGAAGTAAATCACAGTTATCAAACTGAATATCATCACCTTCTTGCAACTGGTCTGCATATACGGTAAGCTGCTCATCATTCCTGATGACCACTAACTCCGCATCTTTATCAAGCAAGAGTTTTTTATTGTCATCCAATACCAATTCAAAATAATCGGATGACTGAATATCTTCTGCCATTACTGTTACTTTATCCGGCTCCAGACCGGCGCGCTCCGGCAGTAGGAAACGCTCAAAAATCAAGTCATATTTCAAAGGGTCAATGAAAGTGATACCCATGAGATAAAGAAGCAAACAGCCGCCGGCAGAGCCTCGACCAATGCCGGTAAGAATACCATTTTCCTGAGCCCAGTTCAATTCATCTCTCTGAATCAAGAAATAATCGACATTATCGGTGCTTTCAATAACATATTTCTCATATTCGACACGTTTACGATAGACTTCCTCCTGACCTTCAGGCACAAGCCTCTTAAAGCCATCTTCAATCAAGCTATGAAACATAGTCAAAGTATCTCCATACTTTGCTTGCTCTTGGGGGGTCATATCATACTTTGGAGCATAGTTATCGCTCAAATCATAAGCAGCTGAAGCATTTTCGATGATGTCGGCAGTTGCCTCACACATATCATAAAAATCATCATCAGTGAAATTGTCTGAAAAAGCCTTACGAAACTCATCATACAGCTCATCAATAGTTTTCAAATACTGATAGAATGATTGATCATGTGCAGCTCCAGTATCAACCTTATTCAAGACAATTTTAGTACGCCAATCCTCTTTATCCAAGTAATAAACATCCTGAATAAGCACTGGACGAATATTCATGGCATACTCCATATTGCCAAGATAGAAACTGTCAAAATAAGCTTTCTGACTCTGAAGCAGTGCTGAATCAATTCGGTCAGCACGATATTCTGTTACGTCAACCTGAAAATATACCCAGCCATCAAAAGCGTCTATAAAGTCTTGCAATGCGTTTTTATTCTCAGCAAGCCAATGTCCTGACCATTTATCAAATACAAGCGTATTGCCTCCAGCAAGATTCAAGAGTGTGATTAAGTCAATCTCTTTGGTTTCCCAATTATCTACAGCTATAGCCTTTTGAATACGCAACATATTTCTGAATCCTTGCTGAGTAGCCGCATATATCTTTACTCCAACTTTGTCATTGCCAATTTGCACAGTCAGAGCATAACCAAAACAATAGCGTAAATCTTTATCAGTAGCAGATTGCTGAAGATCAAGTGAAGCTGCCATTGTGTTTTTATCCGACACAGCCAGCCCCTTATATCCAAGAAATTTTGTCTTAGCACACCAATCCTTCAAAAGACCACTGCCATTCAGTAGTTCATAACCGGAATGTATGCCTAACGGATAGTAATTGCACTGATGTTGAAACTTAGGACTGGTACCCACATATCGGAGAATCTTAAATTGCAAGTCAGCCTGATCCTTACGAATGTCGATATAATACCAACGACAACCAAAAGGAAATACAATATAGAAAATCTCATCAGCCAATAGATAAGAGTAATTTTCTATTGCATTGAAAACAACATCGCCTTCCTTGTTCAGCTTAAAGATGTGCTCAAAATCCTCCTGAATCAGACATCTGCCAAATTCGGGTATAACCACCACATCCTTACGCAAAGAATATGTAATATTATGGTTTTCAAGCCATTCTTTTAATGATATTGCTGCTTCCATGTCATGTCAAGTTAAATTCTCTTATGGTTTTAAGATTGAAAGCAAAGACATCATAAATATCTTCGACATCCATCTCATCCCAGTCTTTACCCACCCCGTCTGGTATGTCTGCAATCAATACATCAAAGTATTTCTCCAATTCCATACCGATACGTGATGTAGTTTCTTTGGCATCATTATCATAGCCAATTACAATTTGTTCTACGCCTTTCTTTTGAAGTTTGAACATTTGCTCCTGACTGATCTTTTTGCCAAATGTTGCTACTGGAACAATAGACTTGTTGTCATATAATTCAAGTTTCCGGTTCAATCCTACGACATCAAACGGTCCCTCACACAGAATGACTGAGTGCGTCACCATTGGCTCTATCGCATCGTAGTTATACAGCATTTTGGCAAAACCATTGCCATTCCGCTCATCTGAATTTTTGTACCGGCGTATTTGATAATGATGTCGGGCATTGTAACTGTCAATTTCTTCCTTGCTCAGAATACTCCTTGCCACAAAGCCGACACGTCGCCCTTCATCAAGCACTTCAAGAATAATGTAATCTTGATACTCCCTCTCAATAGCACGATTTGTTCCGACAGGAAAATACTCATAATCATCAGTATTCCAGCCACGAGATTTTAAGTACGCATTTTTATAGCATCGTTTATAACCTCTGGGCATGGTGATTGCAACGAGATCATCATCAATCTCATCATCAAACATAGCAGAGATGTCGGTATCATCGTCAAGCTCTGCGGTTTCAACTGGTATTAAATCCTCACGTCCAAGAGCTTTTAGAGTTTCTTTCAGAGAACCAAAACGTCTATTACAATGATAGCAATTAGACATTCCAAATCGTTTCTTGCCAGCATTGCTTCCAATGTATATTCCATATTTGAAACCATCATGCCCACAAAAAGGACAATTCGGTACCAAAATATTCCTTCGAGAACCATCCAATTTGCCGCCTAAATCATAAAGCAGCTCATCTGAAATGGATCGTTGTATTTCCGGTGTGATAATCATTGTGTAGTCCTGTCATAACACTGCTTTCATCAATTATCATAGCCAGTTTTAGGAATTATCCTGTGGCAGATTTAAGGTTCTAACTCTGTCATAAAATACCTCGTGCTCATAGTCCAGAGCAATCCTAAAAGGCTCACCTTTCTTACAGAATCTGAACTTATCAGCATACAAACGCATGGTGCTTTCCCGATATTCTTTCTTGCTTTGATTAAGCGAGATCAGATGGGTACATGGGCGCTGAAGTCCTTTACATTCAGAAGTATTGAAAGCTGTAAGAACATTTTTCTCATCGTTCACCCATTCAGGATTCTCAATGGTTGCCTGATAGGTAACGACCAGCCAACCATCAATCTCTGCTGCCAAATCTTTTAAGTCCTGAGCAGTGGCGATACGTTTATGACGCAATGACTTGGCATCCCAGTTCCGACCTGAAGCATCTGTCAACAAATCAAGAGAATCCACAATCACAACATCAGGATATTTACCGAATTTCTCACGATATTTGTCACAATCGGTTCTAATGTCAGTAGTAGATACCTCCTTGCCAAACTTAGGATATGCTTTCACCTTCAATGTGCCCTTATATGTGTCGAGCTGACTTTTCAAGTGTTCAAGCGTATGGTTATTGATTTTACCACTTTCATATTCATAGGTGGTAGTGCCACTCAACATTGCAGAATAGGCATCAGTTGTTTCAGAAGCAGCACCCTCCAGCTGAATATGAAGAACATCTAATCCACTGATGTAAGCTGCATTGTAACCAATCCAACGGGCAATATGACTTTTGCCCACACCAGACATAGCTAAGAACAATGAAAGCTGAGTGCGGAGGTTACGACCTTGATTCATTTCATCAAGACCGTCTATGTAGAAGCTATTCACCGGTTTAGTCACGGGATTGTCATGGCGCACTTTGTTCTCACGCAAACGCTCCTCATAAGTCTGAGCAATGTCGATGAACTCTTCAGGTTTCAGTGTGAACTGCTGCAATTTAACAGCTTCCTTGGTGAAAGACATCATTGCGGTAATGCGCTCACCATCCTCATATTTCTTAGAAACCTCCTTAAAGATCTTCTTAAACTGCACTAATTTAAGGTACTCTTCAAATTGATCTCTGATACCATCGGGATTAACACTGGTAGCCACATCTCTGATTTCTTCCAAAAGCTCAGAAACTGCTCTTGAAGAAGATAATCTCTGAGATATAATGCCATACTGAGGTGCCGTCTTATACTCATTGAAGTAACTTTTCAATGCCGTATTTAACAGCTGATACTGTTGATCCGGAAGAAATGAATCCTCCATATAACGGCTCACGACAGAACATATCTGATTATTCGTGATAGCACAGTTATACAGTTCCGCAAGGAACTCAGATGTCAAGACGTTTTCATTTTTCTTTCCTGCCATGATAAACTTCTTTCCTAAACCGCATAAGTTCTGGGTACTTTTTCGCGGTCATCTTTCCACACTCTACCCAGTTATCACATCGCCCACAGGTTTCCGAAAGCGGGCTCCAGCCGGTAGTTGATTGCTGACATAAGGCTAAACCTGCATCAGTATTCAAAAACCGCTTCTTGATAGGCTCTTCTGATGGAAGATATATCATTTTCTTCAATGGATTTGATTTTTGCTTCGCTATCATTGCGGTCAGTTGCCCCCTTGATAACTCAGCTTCATCCAACCATTGATTTATGTAGTAATTCATGCCGGACTTACCATCAACACTGAGAAACTGGTTGCGATATTTCTCCAATGCAGACTGTGAGAACAAGTAAGTGTGGCGCCATGATCCATTCGCAAGTGAGGTACGTTGACGATACAGCTGATATACCAGATAATCGACAATACGTTCATCATCTATGTCAGATACACCAAAAAGCCCTGGAAGCGACTGCAATCCATTTTGGATATAAAGTGCAACCACGCCACTTTGAGTAAACTGCCATCGAGGATTAATCGTCCTCTTCACAACAGTCTCGATCATCTGCCGGACTTTTACGGTTTTTTCTTGTAATTCCATATTGTCTTAGTATATATTGCAGTTCTCGTTTTGCCCAATAAATTCGGCTCTTTACTATATCCTCGCTTCGCTTTTCAAGATGCCCCAACTTCCATTCCGCTGCGGTTATCTCCCTGATTTTGTGCCCCTGCACATACATCATAAAAGGAGATAAACGCTGCGGAGGAATCTTCATCAATGCCGCTAACATTTGGTCTGAAATATTATCTATCAGATTTCCAAATCCAGCCTCAACAATCATACTATTGCCATGCTGATAGAGGTCATCCATCGAACACATTTCAATATCAGTCCAATGTTGTGCTTCCTCATATCGTTTCTTATTCTGATGGAAACAAGCTCGCTTGACAACGATGTGAAGCCATGTCATCAGCTTTTGTTCCGGGTTATACGAACCGATATAGTTGTACAACTGAGCAAGGCAGTAATTATAATTGTCATCGACATCTTGATAGTTGTCAGTATAGTGTTTTGTCAAGCTTTTAATATCCTTCAGATTAGGCATAACGTACTTATTAAAAAGACGTTCCTTTTCTTTAGGACTTAACTGCCGACATTTTGCAGTCGATTTGGTGGGTTTTCCGGGTTCTTTTGAGGCATTGGGTAACATTTGAGGAAGGGATTAGGCAAAAGATTCATAATCATCTTATTTTTAATTAGTTGATTAGAGCTTGTAGCGATGAATGAAATACATGTAGATGTGAAGAGCATCTGCAAGATTATCATCACCTTCCACATCAATGTGGTATCGCTTTTCTGCAAACTCAATCATCATCTTTTTGTCCGCATTGCCTTTTCCTGTGCCATGTTTCTTGATGTCAGATGGCTTGAAAGTGACAACTGGAATATCCAGCGTCTCACATACTTCCAGCAAGATTCCACGAAATTCACACAGCTTTCGGAAGTCGATAAAATGCCCATAAACCACATCCTCTGCTGCTACAGCCTTAATTTTATGGGATGTGAGGATTTCTATCAACCAGCTTCTGAAAGCCTTGTGTTGAGCATAATCCGGACCCAGATATTTGGGAGCCTTTTCGTTGTTAGGAAACGTCTTAGTACCGTAATCGCCCAAAGTATAGTAACCACAATGAGTAGCCACATCAAAAGCCATTACATCACCACGCCCCAACTGTTGTACATATTCTTCAGTTAGTTTCTGCATAAGCTATTAGTTTGAAATTGTTGATATTCCTTGTTTTTTTACTATTAATAGCTTATGCGGGTACCCTTCTGAGACACCTCCCTGGGTGATCAATAATGCAGTCTGTCCGAGCTTATTTAATGCCTCACAGTATGTAGCCATACCCATCTCATCAGACTTATCCAGTAGCTCATCAATAATGATGAAGTCAAGACCTTTACCATCCTCACAATTAGAGTTAGTTAAAGTGTGAAGTGACAAGATACAAGCAAGGTTCAATCGAGCTTTCTCACCACCGGAGAATTTATGATAAGACCCACAATCAATGCCATCTCGCATAACCTGAACAGAGATCTTATCTCTAAGCTTGCCGGTTTTAGTTACCGTGAATCCTTCCAGTTTCAATCGGATGTCAGAACCAATCTTTTCCAAGAAATCATTCACAATAAGAGACAGTGCATCAATCTTCTTGCGGGCAATATGGGATTTGAACATTGTAAAATGCACTTCCTGCTCTTTCAGAATATTATATTCCTTCTGAACATCAGCAGCTTTTTCTTCTGCTGTCTGCAAATCATTCCGATACTTCTCCAGAGAAGCCTTCAAAGATGCAGCAAAATCTGTTTCAGGAGCTTCTATCAATTCTCTTTTAGACTGCTGATACTGCGTCATTTGTCCTTGAATGAACTTAATAGAAGATGCCAACTGAGCCAAGTAGTTATCGCCGTTCATGACACGACCTTCCAGTACGCCGGTAATCTCTCCGAAAAGACGATTACGCATAACCTCAATCTTGCCATTCAGTTTATCGACATCATTCTGAGCAGTGGTAAGCTTTTTCTGAAATGATGCTATAGTGCGTTCTATTTCATCAATTTCTCTGGATAGTGCTATCAATGCTGAATATTCAGTGTCAAGTGCGCCATAACGACCTTTAATTTGCTGATTAAGAGCTTCTATTTTCTCAGTTTTGGATTCGGCTTGTTCATCAATCTGATCAAATTTTTCATTCAGTTTCTTAACAGCGGTTTTCTTATCTTCCATTTCTGTCCGGTAACTGATAAGATTCGCACGAATTTCTTCAACAGTAACCTTATTGTCAAGGAAGAATTTATGTTCGCACTTAGGACAGATGACAACGCCATCCATCATTGCCGAATTATGCGCAATCAAAGCCGACAGTTCTGCCTGACGATTTTTATTAGCCTTAATCTGCTCTTCAATCTTATCAAGCTGCTGATCAATTTTGACAACTTCCTGATTGATTTTCTCAATCAGTTGCTTATCTTTTTCAGTCAGCTCATTCTGTTCGTTATAATGAAGCTTATATTGCTCATTTTGCTGATTATATGCTAATCTACGTTTGCCAACCAGCTCATTCTGACTTTTGATTTTAGCTGTTATATCATCAATTTCAGCTTTAAGAGCGGCTAAGTCTTTTTTGTATTGCTGAGAGAGTACATCATACTCATTGATCGTGCCCAACTCATGTTTCTGACACATCGCCTTAATTAGCTGATATGATTCCAATAGTGATGTGTCCGATGCCTCCAAAGAAGCTATCTCTTTCTGAAGCTTCTGTAAGAGCTGAAGGCGTTTTTCACCTTTCTGTTTTTTATCTTCAGTAGCTTCAATATCCTCACGGCATTTTTGTATCTGCCCGTCCAGTCTGGATATACGTGCTTCTCGCTCTTGTTTTGCATTTGCATTTTTTTCATCAACAAGGTCAAGCTCATTTTCAATGGCAGCAATAGACCCCTTAACATTAATCACTTGATTGTTCGCCTCAGTAAGTTCCACAACAATCGGCTCCATGTCCGATTGAACACGTGCTATACTTTCATCTATGATGATGCCATTGCTGAAACGATTGATGACCTCCTTCTTGTTCTTATCAGAACAGTCAAAGAAGCTTTCATACTTGTTATCACAAAGAATGAAATTATTATAAATATCATCCTTGGAAAGCCCAATCTCATTAAGAATGAACTTATTGTAATCTGATACAGTGGGTTGAATGGTTTTATCCATTTCAATTTCCTCACCGGCACCATTATATTTGTGACACTCAATAGTCTGAGGCGCATTACGGCTGATGGTACGCTCAATGATGAAACTATTATCATTAAAACCATTGTCAAGTCTCAAATAAACATAAGCTTCATCTGCATGATCATTAATGATTTCTTCAACGCTTTTAACCTTGCGTAGCTGCTCTCCGGTCAAAGCAAATGAGATCGCTTCAATCAAAGAAGATTTGCCTGAGCCATTACAGGGCTGAGAGGCATTGTCCTCATTCTTACCGAAGATAAGAGTGGCTACACCCTGAGTGATAGTTAAAACTGCCTCATGGAAAGAGACAATATTTCGTATTTTGATTTCAGTTAATTTCCACATAGTTAGCCCTCCAGATATTTCATACCCAGTTTACTGTCGATTGAATTTTCATTGCAGTAGTTCTGATATTCCTTCTTTATACCTTGCTTGTCATATTTCTCTTGAATATCAGCAGCAGCGGATTCTTTAGGTAAATCAGTTTCAGCCACGACTTCTACCTTATGAAAGCCTAAGTCCATTAACTTTTGCTTATCAAAGAGTTTAGCCTGTCGCTCGTTGCATCTTACTTTTACCTTATAGCGATAGCGATCGTCTATATCCAAAGTGTACTTGTCAACATTTTTGGCATCCAGTTCAATGGTCTGATATCTCATGTTAACTTCATTCTTGACAAACCCATAAGATCCATCGGCATACAAGATTGTATAACCCTTCTCTTCATCTTCACCAAAATTAGCCTGACGAGAAGAACCTATGTATTCGATGTTGGTTTTCTTGATTTTGACACGATTATGATAATGACCGCACACTACTGCTTTGAATCCAAGTAGAGGCTCTTGTGGAAGTTCACCGTCTATTTCAAAATCACCTAATGCACCATGTACTCCTTCATGGATGTACAGGATTATATCATTTTGCTTGAACTGAGGATATTGACTCAGCGTATCAGCTACAGCAATATCCAGCTTCTCCAAGAATGATCCGTTTTCCGGGAAATAGCTCATCAAAAGCAAACAAAAGTCACATCCTTCCCAGTATAAAGCCTTATGGGTATCAACAACATCAATACCTTTCAGACCAACCCATAAATGATTGTAGCCTTCAATAGCTTCCTGATCCGTTTTATCATGGTTGCCTTCGCCAATGGTAATATAGATACCCTGACGTACAGCTTCAGTAAGGGCTGCTTTTACAGCAAGTAAGGTTGCAAGAGTTTGTGATGCTCTGGAGGTAAACACATCACCTCCAATAACAATGTCTGCGATATTTTCACGTTTGCACACAGACAACATCTCCTTCCAGTTCTGATTGAACTCGGCGATATTATCTTTATTGACGTGTATATCGTTGATAAATAATGCAATAGCTTCTTTCATCTTTCCTGTCTGAATTATAGTTTAGAGAAAGAGAGGGCATGGGCACTGACCCAATGCCCTCTCGAACTACACAAATTATTGTTATCTAAAGACAGGAATTATCTAAGACGACGGGTATGAAGCCGACGAGCTGGAGCAGCTTCTGCCGGTTCTTCATCTTCGGCGGCTGCCGGTTCTTCAACAGTAGGTTCGGGAGCTGCTTCTGCTTCACTGCCCGGACGAGCGCGACGGCGACGAGGTTCAGGGGTTGCTGGAGCTTCTTTCACAGGCTCTTCTGATGCTGTCTGTTCTTCTTCCGGCTCATTTTCAGGATCCTCTTCAGGTTCTTCTACTTTGGGTTTTGGAGCCCTACGACGTGCAGGAGCCGGTGCCGGTTCTTCTTTTTCTTCTTTTTTAGGCTGAGAAGCTTGTGAATCCATCACTTCTTCGATTTCTTCAAGAAGCTGAAGGTTGTTCTTGGTACGCGAAATGCGCACGTCAAGACCCTTATCCTCGATAAACTGACGGATTTTTTCACGAAGCTCCTGGTATTCTTCGGATTTCTCATTCAAGCCCTGATCGACAATGGCGTCGTATTCGGCATACAGAGAATCCAGAGTAACTTCATCCTTGCCGTTATCCTTATTGGTAGCATTTGCAAGGTCAAAATGCGAAGTATCATCTGCGGACAGTTCGCCTTTGAGCTTATCGACGATTTCCACGAAATCCGGCTCTTTGCAAACTTCCATTCCATGCTCCTGATCATACTGCTCCAGGAACACAAGAGTAGCTTCAAGCTGATAGCGGGTATAACGATAGAGTTGTTCCGGGATACGAGGAAGTTCCAGCAGCTTTTCAGCTTCTTCTTCCTTGATATCAACTGTCTTACGACCGATTTCTACCTTATATTCAGTCTTGTTATTGGTTGTAGTGCGGATTACCTTAACTGGATAAGCATCGGTGAACCCACTGATAGGGCATGTCTCCTGACCTTCTTCACGAAGTTCTTTCCAAAGACGCATTTTTGCCGCATCAATGTCCTTATACTGACTATGCGAGCATTGCCACAACTGCGGACCTTTTGCACGTTCCTTATCACTGGAAACATCCAGTACCATGATTGCGTGCTGATAGTTCCAGCGAATACCGCCTTCATACGAAGAACTGGAAAGCAGCTTAACAAGATCGTTGTCATCTGCATACATTTCTTTGGCAATCTTGACATAGGCATCAAGAATGTCAACAGAATATCCCACTTCTTTATCAGTGGTACGAATAACCGGGATACTGATTTTTTTAGTTTTACCTTTCTTGCTGGGGACCTTAATGCCCAAGAAGAATTGATGAACGGCATATTCATAGCCCTTACGATCCATCGGAAGGATATTGCCCTCATTGTCAAAACTTGGAGCCAGAGGCAATATACGGATTACATACTCGCCGTCCTCACCAATACGGAATCTGTCAACCTTGGGGGCGCCGGCTTCTTGTTTAGCTTTTTCTTCTGCTTCAGCAAAAGTAAGCTGGGTTTGCTGGAACGCTTCAAATGCGCTCAGTTTTCTTGTTTCTTCGCTCATCTTTAGATAATTTGCGCGAAGAGATAAAATTGCTCCAATCAACCTCTTGATTCAAGTAGGCTTGGCTATGCAGTTCCCGCATTTCCGGATCTTTAAGATCCTCCTGCCGTGGAACCTCAATGCCCCATTCCTTTAGGGCATATTCAACGACTTTCTCTATAACATCGTTGACATCACTTGCTTTCTCCGATTTTAGTTCGCAGTATCGAAACTGCCGGTTGTTTATTTTGACGGTATGAATCGGAGCGAACATATCCTCAAAATACTTGTAGAGAGCGGTAGTGCTGGGATGATCCGGTAATGAATCTGAAATGTATTTTAACACTACCGAGAAAAAATAGGAAAGATAGGGCAAATTCCTATTTCGAGTGTCATCGCAAATGACAAAAAGATAATTGTCATTATCGGGCAGCTTTTCACAGGCTTTCTTAAACTCGTCTATCACGGTATGCCCAGCTACCTTCATTAGCTTGCCTTTTCCTTTAATCATGTTTTCATATCGTTCATTCGATTGGTTTTAGATGTTGTTACTGTTACTTTCGCTGGCAAAGTTATAAAACATATCTGAACCCACAAAATATTTTTTGAAAAATTTTTATACCTGAATATCATTATTTCTCTAATACTGTGGTTTGCAGTATATTAATGTGTATTTTAATGTACAGTATTGTTGCCCTCGCGCACACGCGAACATTATAATTGCAATATTGATGCAATATACTCAAATGTTAAAATCAAGGGGTATAATTAAATTTTCCACAAAAATATTTGCAGCATCCAAAATATTGCATTACCTTTGCATCGCAATGTTGGAAGTGACGATTCAGCAATGCGAAGATATGAAATATATTCGGATTGCTAAACGCATCCGTTCCTATATTGCAAATGCCCCGCAAATGATCGTCACTTCAGTTTGCGGGGCATTTTTATATCCCCTTACTTCCTAACATTGTCTGGAAGCAGCTTTGAGTGTTTCAAGCAACAACCAGTATCAACTCAAACACCGTAGCGGGCCTTTAGCTTCCGTGACATGGCAATCTGGCACAACAACGATGCACAGATAGATGAAACTAAGCTAATGTAGAAAGCAGTCGTTGGTAAATAGAGAAAACACTCTTGGACGCATAATCCATAGGGAGCGGCAAATGATAATGCCAAGGCTTGATAAGCCGAGAGATAACTTCAAGAACACCTATGGTGCTGACGGCATAGTCACAACCCACCGGGCACGTCTGAAACTCGCAGGGATATAGCGAGAGTCGCGGGGTAGGAATGAAGAACCGCATTATTCTTCATTAGGCAGATGCGACTTAAAATAAGATCTTGCCCTGTGCAACAGTATAACTGTACGCAATGAATTGCAATGCACAGCGAGTAGGGCGAAACTTCAGTTTAACCCCCTATAAGGGGTAACTGTGTTCGTAAACTACCGCAATGAATATTTTTTAGCGCACGCATGAGTGCAGGTGATGAAAGCAGTGTTTCATAAAAGACTACATTATGAAACAGCAAAAGCAAAATGTGCTAATCGTAGTTCTGTTGTTAGCACTTACATGGAGCATCATTCTGAACTGGCTTCAGGGTGAACAAGTAAGCAGACTTATGAAAGAAATGGAAGAGATGGAGTATGTGCAAACAGTTCTTTCTTCTCAGATTGATGAACTGGAACAAAAGGAGGAAGTCGAAGATGAAAACGAATAATCTCACTCTCGATCAGCTCCAGCATATGCAGCTTATCATAGAGAACCATAATATCAAAAAGGATTATCAGGCTATTGAAGCGATCTTACCAATGGTTTTGGTTTTAATCAAATCAAAAATCCAAGATGTTCATGATTCCCAAAATGAATCCCAATTCTATGTTCCTAATCTGGTAAATTATTTGCTTCATAGATTGAGCAACAATGAAGAACCGCTTTCTAAGGAGGAATACCAATTCATGCGCGGGCAAGTTGCACAACTATCTATGTCGGACTTTAAGCCCGCAAACTCAGATATAATGGGGTATCATCTTCAAGTTCTCACAGTTCAGGAGATTAGTGAAATGATACTTGCCCTTAAACATTTCTTCCAACTCATTTAGTCTATTATTGAGTACCAGGCAGAATAGTCTATCTGGTGCTAACTCATCATTACATGGAAACAACCAATATTATCACCAAGGATGGCAAACCGGCAAAAGTTCCTGATGGAATGACTGTCGAGGAATGGCTAAATGGCGAGGAGCTTCCAATAACAATATGGAAGAATAAGTATCGTCAAGGTAATGAAACCTTTGAACAATGGCTGGAACGAGTTTCCGGCTCTAATCAGTGTATTAAAAATCTTATCCGTCAGCAGAAATTCATATTTGCCGGTCGTATTCTGTCAAACCGTGGAGTGACTGATAGAAAAATCACTTACAGTAACTGCTATTGTTTAACCCCTCCGGAAGATTCACTGGAGTCGATCTTTGAGGCTGGAGCCAAACTTGCAAGAACCTTCAGTTATGGGGGTGGATGTGGACTTGATGTCAGCAAGCTTCGTCCCAAAAATGCTCCGGTCAATAATGCCGCAAAAAGCACGTCTGGAACAGTCAGTTTCATGGACTTGTATAGCTACATTACAGGTCTGATAGGGCAAGAAGGAAGGCGCGGAGCCTTAATGATCAGCATTTCTTGTGAACATCCCGACTTAATTGAATTTATCAATCTCAAATCTGACCTGAATGTTTGTACCAAAGCAAATATATCGGTACGAGTAACTGATAAATTTATGGAAGCGGTCGAGGCTAATTCTGATTTTACTCTTCACTTCAATATGGAAGATGGGTCAGAAATCACAAAGGTCATCAACGCTCGTGACGTGTTCATGCTCCTTGCCAAACGTAATTGGGAAATGGCAGAACCCGGCATATTATATTGGGATCGCATCTCAAATTACAATCTGTTGCAAAACTCAGGATTCAAATATGCTGGTGTAAATCCGTGTGCTGAAGAACCCCTGCCGGCTGGCGGTTCATGTCTGCTTGGTAGTCTTAATCTATCGAAGTTCATCAATAAGCCATTTACATGTGATGCTCAGGTTGATTATCTGGCATTACAATCTGCCGTACAGTGTGCAGTCAAAGCCTTAAATGAAGTGCTTATGGAAGGGCTGTCATTACATCCTCTTCAGGAGCAGCGTGATTCTGTTGCAGGCTGGAGACAGATTGGATTGGGCACAATGGGATTGGGGGATGCCTTAATCATGTTAGGTCTGAAGTATGGCTCCCCCGAAGCATTGGCAGTAGTGGAAGAAATCTACCATCTCATTGCTACTAATGCCGTTCTCACATCTTTACAGCTGGCTAAGGAACAAGGGGCTTTCCCTAATTGCACTCCAGAAATCAAAAAAGCCATTGTCGATTCAGACTTTATTAAGAATCTTCATTTGTCTGAAGAGGTAATGAATGAGATTTTGGAGTATGGTTTGTATAACTCACAGTTGCTTACTTGTGCCCCCACTGGTACAATCGGTACAATGCTTCAGGTAAGTACTGGCGTTGAGCCAAACTATGCTTTCTCATATAATCGTCGCACTGTTTCTCTAAATAAAGAGGAAACTGTTTATAAAGTAGATGCCAAAATTGTATCAGACTTCAAAAAAGCTACTGGCTCCACTACTCTGCCTGATTATTTTGTTTATGCAAATGAAATCGGATATAAGGAGCGTATTGATATGCAAGCTCAGTTACAACTTTATATAGACGCATCTATAAGCTCCACAGTTAACCTTCCCAATCATACCACAATTAATGATGTAGCCAACCTATATCTTCTTGCTTGGAAGAAAGGGTTAAAAGGTATAACGATATGGCGAGACGGCTGTCAGAGACAGGCAATTCTATCAACTGATACAAAGGAGCCGGAGAATACTGCACCTACTAAAATCAAAAAAGCATCTGATGATTGTATCGGTCGTAAGCGTACACTTATTACTGGCTGTGGTACCCTTCATCTGACCGCTTTCTTTGACCGTCACACTGGACAGCTGCTGGAAACCTACTTTAGTAAGGGCTCCCAGGGTGGTTGCGCTTTGTTTATGGTGGGACTGTCACGCATGGTATCGTTAGCAGCAAGAGGCAATATTGCGATAGAAGATATTGTCGATCAGCTGAAGAGCGCCGGCACATGTCCTTCTTATGCAGTCCGTAAAGCCACTAAGAATGATACATCGAAAGGTTCGTCCTGTCCTGTAGCGATTGGGTATGCACTTACTGAGATGTATAATGAGCTTCAAAAAGAATTGAAACTTAATAATCAGACTACTTTAGTTGTGGATCATATAAAATCCAATGCTAAGACTGAAGATGTGGCAAATCCCAGATGTCCTAAATGCGGTGAAGAGTTGAGCATGTCTGAAGGATGTATGACCTGTTCTTCATGTGGATATTCCAAATGCAATTAACAATGCTGAGGTATCAAGACGCTATAGTAAAATCACAGGAGATACCTAATGAGGTGTCTCTTGTGATTTACATATCCGGTTGTCCGTTCAGATGTAAAGGTTGTAAAACTCCTAAACTTCAGGAGAATCAAGGAGAAGAATTAACCAAAGAAGTCGTGAATATGTTCCTTGATTCATTAGGAGACGATATAACCTGTATCATTTTTATGGGTGGTGATATTGCTCCTGATGAAGTAAATGAGCTTGCCGGGCATGTTAGAAAATATTATCCATATCTAAAAATAGGATGGTATAGTGGTGATGAGACTATCACGGTGTTCACTGAATACCAAAATTTTGATTATTTGAAATTTGGTCCCTACATTAAGAAGTTGGGAGATCTTAAATCACCAAAAACCAATCAACGATTATATCGGGTAGAAGGTGAATATCTGAGAGACATCACCAAATCCCTGAGATAGCTCTAAAAGCATAGCGTCTGATTTTTAGGATGCTGTGCTTTTTTATTTTGTGGGAGGCAAGTTTTTTAGTAATTTTGCAGCGTTTCCTTTTACCTTGAGTATAGGAAATGACATAAGAGCCTAATTCGCGTCGAAATCACCACCTCTGATAAGAAGAAGGCTTTGCTCTATATTAGGCAGGTCTGCGCATAGCGTAGGGTCTGCCTTATAGAGCATGGTTTGTGGTGAACCACGACGCGAAGGGCAATGACTCTACGCTTTTCGCTTGGGTCATTGTCATTTTGAAACAATGTAAGTAAAACAAATTCAAAATGACTATGAAACAGTTGATATTCTTTTTCTTAATGGCATTATCATTTGCCAGCTGTAAAACCGATACAGCTAATCAAACTATACAACAATGGGAATATAAGATTGTTACATTTACAGGCTCCAAGCTCCCTACAGCATATAGCCCTAATGATAAAGCTGCTCTTACTACCCTGAGTGATTCTCAGTCGTTGTATTTCCCTGAAACAACTGCTATTCCCAATTCTCTTAATCTTGATGGTAAAGAAGGTTGGGAATTGGTTAATGTTTATACGACCCAGGAAACAGTATTCCCTCAGTCGGAAGATGGTGGAAACACTCGTACCAATACAATTAATTTTGTGTTTAAGAGACCGGTCCAGGGTCAATAATTCTGTGGCAAAATCTAAAAAGAAAGCGCGGCAGAAGAAAATCTCAGACATAAAATGCCGGCTTTGTGGTGAGACAATACAATTACCTAAGTGGAGAAAACATTTAGAATATTGTCATAATGTAGGTGATAACCCACGGATGCGTGATTTTTACATCGGAAGTAAATCAGATTTAGATAAAGCCCAAAGAGAATGGTATAATCCAAATAAAAAATCAAAAATACAATCTGATTGTCCTTGCGGTACTGTTGTCAGTGGACCGCCTAAAGTGAAAATTATCTATAATTCAATATTTTCAAATAGGAAAAAATTTTAAGAAAGATGCACCGGGCAATTCACTCGGTGCATCTTTTTATAGCTTCATATACATGAAAGCTATTTCGGGCAAAGTAACATGCGTCTTTAAGCGTCCATCCAGTAGGGCGTAGTGGTTTTAATCCAAAACGTCGATATGCTATTAGGGCGCGTCTAAAACGAGCTGTTCTGAAAGCCGGATTATCGCTATGGAGGGCGATTGTTTCTATGATATTATAGCTAATACCTTGATGTCTGCCAACCATTTTCATTGCCTGATAATAGTCCATTAAAAGACAATATTGCAATGGTGCATAAACATATAGAAAATGTCCTACCTGAGTTTCGATAAACTTAAATCGTTTCTTCCGGCTGATAGCTTTCGGGCCTCGTTTCTTTTTTAGTTTTCGTCTTTTTTTGCGTAGGGGTTTTTTCTGAGGCTTTTGTAATAGCTTCTCCTTCTCCCCCTCTCTGAACTTGATTTCCAACATTGGATTCATGGGTTATTATTGGCGAAGTAGCTGCTATTCCCGGCTCTTCCTTCACCTGGGTTTCTTGCTTCTTGAGGCTGGTCTGATGAGCATAGTCGCTCTTGTAATTAAACACTTTCATAATCTATTGGTTATATTGATTAATATTCTGTATCAGCGACAATTATGTTGATTTTATTGAAGTTAATCATAAACTTAGACATAATGTTTCTGATGTCTCGTTCATAATCTTCATGGTTGTAGTTGACCGTATCAATTATTGCGGGAGCATATACATTGGTCTGATCAATGGATTCCAGATAAGCATCATTGTATTTTTTGCCATTGTTTTCATTATCCCAAAGCAAAGCATTGTTCCATAACATTCTGTTTTCCCATAAACCTGTATTGATGCAAGTAAGGTTCATGTTCATATTGACTAACGGTTCTGTGTCGATAAACCAACGCAAGGAATTATCCCAGTGCAAACCGTTTCTCCAGATATTACTACTGAAACAAGATACTGATTCATTGATACCCTGGGTGATAAAGAAAGTATCATTCTCATTCTGGAAATGTGATTTAAGACGATATTTCAGATACCATTCAAGAGATGATTTCTGAGCTGTGACTTGGCACTCTATGAATTTCTGAAGTCCCCATATCTTAAATCTATTGTGTGCAGATGCGATGGGGCTGAGTATTGCCTGAAGGAGCAAGGAGATTTTCTTTCCCCTTGCCCAAAATGGCAATAGCCTACCTATTAGCTTTGCGTTGTCAATATTTGTAAAGTCAATATTTATCATCTTATTCTTCTTCCAGAGATGCAAAATATTCGTCCATTTTTGATGCCGGAACCAACGTCAGATTGTCACTGTTGATAGTCATTACTGAATTGGTGTCGAGCAAACGGATATAACCACTTTTGAGCCTTGTACGACTTATCAGTTCAATCGGCTCATCATATTTGCGATCAGTGGTATTGTATGAGCTTATATAGATGCGGATGTTGTTACTGATATCAGTGATATGTTCAGTTTTTCTGATTACATCTAATACCGATTGATAATAAAACATGCCATTAAATTCCATTTCATTGGCAAAATCTATCATTGCCTGTTGCAGTTCAGATAGAGCTTGTGCAGCTGTTACATAGCTGTCATTATAAAAAATGGGATTCTTTTTATCGGCAACAATGGTTACAATATCACCCGGTGAACTTTCACAATAAATGTCAGCACCTACAAACTTGATTTGCTGAATGAACATTCTGAAAGCTGTAAGCTCATAATCATTAAGCTGCATGTATGGGATGCCATTATTGACTTCATTGGAGTTATCATTGGCTTTACATACTTTAAGGGTCAACGCTCTATCATCAGTTTGCCATGCAGCCTTTTCAATGATTCTATGAGAAGTATCTGGTTGAACATACTCAATCTTCATGGTATCTTCATTGAACCTCATTTCATCGCCGGTTTCAGTGACACTATTATACTGAAATTTTCGTGCCATGATAGCATACCATTCAGGTGTACCATTGATACGACCATTGAGAACTTCAGCTATTCTAACCTGAAACAAATCCAGAATAGCTTCATAAGTATGGATACAGACAGCAACAACATAAGTCAGCAAATTGATCATACTGAGTTTGCTGTTGCTGCGCCCGGTGTTCAGCTCTGTCAGTTGTAAATAATTATTTCTGGTGCTGACGGCTTCCGAATATATTTGACTTACACTTCTCATTGTGTTATAATAAGTTTATTTAAGTCCTCAATTTTTAGGTCTGATAGGAAGGTATCTGCATAAATGGTTCCCAGTGGATAATACACACCATTCAACTCCCGAAGATCAAGTTTTTCAAATTCAAAATCTCCATAAAGAGTTATGATATGCTCACCATTGCCTTTGTAACAATGTTCTACCTCTAACTCTTCTTCTCCTTCAACAATTTGTGGGGTGCTGTAATCTCCCCATTCCACAATCATGTGTTTTTCAGGCTTTAATTTGACAATCATATTAGATGTCTGACCTTGCTGATGAACAACCAAACGTGGGGTATAAAGAGATTCCCAGTACATGTTTTGCTCATCTGAAGACATGAGTGTAAGAGAGTTATATAAGTTTGAATGATATAATTGAATATGATTCTTGATAAAACTTTCTACATCAAGATAATTGTAGATATGTTCTCCATTCTTAACAAGTACGTTATTATCCTTCAGCCAGATTACTATGTTTTTATTGATGACAAACTCCTCATGGTAATTAAGCACCATCCCATAGGTCAGAGGCGTTTCCATGTTGAGCCAGCTGTTACTTGTCAACAGGTCAAAAATACCTTCCACACTGCCATAAAGAGTCATGGCTACGTCATAAATGTTTTGTCCGCTTCGGACCTGATATTGTGCCATTATACTTGATTAATGCTTTTGAGTGAATTTTGCCGTAGCAGTCATGCCGGCACCTATGCCAATAAGATATGGATATATTGTTTCCCACCATTCGGGGATAGTTGCTCCGCCAGAAGTCAATGACATCTGTATAGCAAGTGCGATAGCGGCAACACTGGTTCCAATACCCATAATCCATTGAAAAAATATGGGCATCTGAGCTTTCCAGCGCTCTTTCATAGTGGAGAATATTCTTTTCATTGCGATTCTGATGTTGGTTTACTATTGAACAAAAGCCGTCCAAGGACATAATATATCCAAGGACGGCCCGATTTTTGCCGGTGAATTACGCTTCAGTGATACCCATCACTTCCTTGGCGACAGCCTTGCACTTATTGCGCCATGCCTGATAAGTCTCGTATTCGGTAGTATATTCTGCTGCCTTAGCTTCAGAGATCTCCTGAGTACGAGCGGTCAGGAAGTTGGCGGTAATTGCCTCAGACTGATCAGCGTTGTATTTACGCTTGATAAGGGCTGCAAGCAGCTGGGGATAAGTGATCGGCAGTTCGAGAGCTACAGTCTCATCTTCTACGGTCACTACGGCACATTCGCCGATTTTCTTGACGTGATTACCATAGAGTTCCTGGTTCTTGAGGGCTTCCATTTCGGCAAGCTGCTCAGGCGACATGAGGTGCTCTTCAGGGGCGATAACCTCCTGCTCTTCGGGGGATGTGTTGTTGTTAATCTGATCCATGTTCGGACTGTTTTGAAATTAAAAATGATGTTTATTTATTATTAATAGTCTTTGTGACTTTCAAGTATGCTTATTGGTGGTATTTCGACTGGAGTGTATTCAGACAACATCCTAATATACTTGGCTTTATCGTCTCTTTCTTCAAATCTGGCTATCGGCTTAGGTAATGAAAGCGGAGTTTGATAGTTGTGATAAAGCCGATATCTTATACGATTTCTGGGATGGTATCTCTTTTTGAGCTTAACTACTTCCATGCTTCCTTGGATGTAAAGCCATTTGAATAGTCTTACATCAATTTCCATCAAACCATTATATCTGATAGCATAAGTATCATAGTGCCTCAGCAAACCTAAATAGCTGTTGACTGATGATAAGGCTCTAATAATTTGACTTTTAGTTTTGCATTGATTCAAGCGATGAATACTATGCCTAAAATTGGTTACTGTGCGGTTCAAGGGATAAATTCTGCCTGGTTTTACAACGGCACCGGTAAAATCCAACCCTTTGGTATAATGTTGCATATAGAATTTCTTGGGAGATAATTTTAGACCCAATGATTCTAATTTGATGCGTATTTTAGGAATAGCGTTTAGTATTGCTTCCGGGGTTTCTGAGATGAGGTAAATATCATCAACATATCTTCCGTGATATTTAATGCCAAATTCTTTTTCGATAGCCCAGTCTAATGAGTTTAAGAGGTAATTGGCGAACATCTGAGAAGGTAGATTACCAATCGGCATCCCTAATCCTTCGCCATTAGTGAATAACGATTTGCTTGCGGGCAAATGATTCCACATGGTAATTGATGATTGTCTTATACAGTTTTCTTCAGGACAGTGACTTAATACAACATGACATAAAAATCTTAAATCATCTTTATCATCGCCAGTGTATTTCTCATCAATCAACCGGATTACCAAATCTTCCACTAACTTTTTAGGGATAGACATAAAGAAACTGTTAATATCAACGGTAGCAACATAACAGTCTTTTGTGTAATTGTTTGAACATTCAATTATATCTTGCTTCAGCTGATCTACACCTGCTAAAGTACCTTTACCATCGCGGCAATTAAATGTTCTGTCATTAAATTCTTGTTCGATCAATGGCTCCAAACGAAGCCTGATATAATGATGAATTATTCGATCCGCAAAATCAGCGGCAAAAACCTCACGGTATTTGGGGCGGCTAACAACAAAACAAATGGAACGTCGAGGTCGATATGTTCTGTTATTGATGGCTTGCATCATATCATACAAATTGCCTTCCACATCAAGAGTAAACTTGATGCAGTTGTTTGTCCGCGACTTATGTACACGACAATCTAAATAGGCTTCTACCAAATCCTCATACGTCACCATATCAGCACTAAAAGTGATAATGCCATTATATTTGTGTTATCTATCGCAATTATGCCTTTCGTTGAAATGCTGCCACGGCACGGACGTAGTTGCTGTTCTGCACCTTATCGTTCCAGTTGTTGAGGTTGCCGTCGTTCAGGTTCAAGTTCCAAGCGTTCGTCGCCGAGTTCTCAGTGTTTCGGGTACGTTGTCTTATTCTTAACTACTTATGGCAGTAGTACCCCCATTTCTCACGGAAGCGCATACTCTATGGTCATCCTTAAACTTCCATACTCTGTGCGTTGCACCGATCAATCGCCATCTTCAGCAATTTCCCGCTTTCGATACCTCTTTTTCGATGCGTTCTTCCATGCTGTCACTTGTTTGCCGATAGCTGCCTCCAAATACATGAGATTTGATTGTTGCTTCCGGCTTATCCAACGGTTATCACCAGCCAGTCTAACTATCAATTTGCAATACTCAAACTCACAAATGAAATCAGTGAGATAGGCTTCACGTTCACTTTTGAACATATTTGCCCGCACAATGAATGTAGGCAATGAAATCACTCTCTTGATCCATTCTTGACCAACGGTATGTTTAATATCCCTTGGAAAATTTTTATGAGTATCAAGCACTGCTTGAATATAATGATAGGTTTCAACGTAAACCGGCAATTCGTTGGATAAAGCCATCGCAACAGTTGTTTATAACAAAACTGATTTTCATCAATTCGTGTATTTGTTTAATACCAAGCCAAATACACCAAACCCCTTAACTACTTTACCCTCATTCACTTATTTACTTAACTTAAAGCCTTGGAACATAATCCTGAACCTTCCTAAGTCGGCGAATTTACTTTGAGATAAGCTGAATAGGTGAATCTCTTCAACCCTTATGCTCGCTTCGCTCGCTCGTCGCTACGCTCCGAAGAGTTAAAGGGTTGAAGAGATAAAGGGTTAATGAAATGCTGCCACGGCACGGACGTAGCGGCTGCCCTGCACCTTATCGTTCCAGGTGTAGAGGTCGCCGACGCTCAGGTACAAGTTCCAAGCGTACGTCGCCGAGTGCTCAGTGCTGGACCAGTACCAGCTCTCAGAAAGCTGGCTGGCGCCAGAAATGACTGAGAGGCAAAGGTTGATTGCATATTTGTGCTTCCAAATGGTAAGCAGTTCCGCTATAGACGGGAGCCACCATTTACCTGCGCCGATGCCAATCATAGTGCCGGCTTCATCGCCCTTGTTATAAGAACGATCATAAGCATTACACCATGCGGGAGCATACTGAGTCCATTCCTCTTCGTTTTCACCAAAGAGTTCGACACCCTTAGCCATGATAGCTGCTGTGCGAGTTTTGCCGGTATAATCCACATACGCCTTGGTATAGTCACCGCCGGTATCAGCATTGACCGCAATAGCGTTCTTTGACCATTTGAGGTTGGACTGAGTAGGTGCTACAATGATAGGAGCCTGACCGTCAATAAGTACAAGCACACCGTCTGCAACCTCACCTGCCTGTTCAAGAGCGGGCCATTTCCAGTGAGGTACAGCAAGAGGCCAATTATCGCTTTTGCGATGATAGGTTACAAAACAGCCATCTGTAGCTGCCTGAAGCTGGGGGTTGGCGTCACCCAGATCTGAGTTCAGATTGTTAAGCTGACTCTGAAGGGTTGCATCTTTGTCATGCAGAGACTGAAGCTGACCCTTGATGAAAGCCTGAACCTGAGCACCGGTAAGCTGTGCGCCCTTGGCACCCCAGTCCGTGTCCATTGTAATTTGCTTTTCTGTTGCCATGTTGTTAAATGTATTAAAACTGTTAGTTTTTTATATAATAGTATTGATTTGTAAAAACACTAATTCCCGTTATCCCACACAGCGTCCTGTTGCCACGGATACTCATTGATCCACAATCCAGTACCGATTACACCATCATGTGTTATGGTCATTTTTTCCTCCAAACGTGTAAGACGTTTTTCAACATCAGTGGCGTGATACCAACTTACTTTGGTGGGCACACCCTGGGCGTTTGTGGTTACATTTTTAGCTATGGATAAACCCCAGCCATCAGGTATATCTGAATCTGGATAAATCACGCACTGACCCGGATGGAAACCTGCGAGATTTCCACTTGCCGGATCTGTATAAAGCGTATGCGTGTCGGTGGGCTGTTGGTTCGCAACGGGAGTGTACTCATCACGGCTTAAAAGAGCAATCATATAATCTTTAGTCAGCCCAAGCTGTTCCCAGCAGGCTAAATTAAAATTCTTGCCGTCAATTTTAAGCGTTTGTAAGATATTCGTGTTTGTATCTGCCATTGCGATGATTGTTTAGTGTCAGTTACTCTGCGGCAGAGAAACCGGTGAGTGTTAAAGTCTGAGTAGCAGTGTCATAAGAATACTTATTAGCCGTTGCGTTGGCGGCAATACCTTCAAGTTTAGACTTCAAGGGATCGGTAAAGTCATTCTTGGAAAGACCATAGCCGGCAACTTTATCGACTTTCTTATCAAGTTCAGTGTTGGTCTCAGTCTTGGTATAATAGTTACCAATGTTCAAGTTGTTGATGGCGGCAGTTATAGCGGCGTTCACAGTGGCTGGATTGCCATCGCCTCCAATACCAATAAGAAGATTCTCAATGTTAGTGATAGCAGCAGCCATCTGCGTTGCTTCGCCACCATGAGTAGCCGCCCAGTCGATAAGTTCTTTGTATGAATTGACAACACCATCGTCAGAAACTTTGGTAGCAAAATCATTGAAAGCGTCTGTAATAGCTTTTGACACAGAACCGGTGCCGGAACCATTAAGAACGTCAATCTTACCGCTAAGAGCGGCTACGGTAGAGCTTTCAGCTTTTCCATTAATAACCGCTGCTAAGGCTTCGTTAAGGTCATCTGCTGAGATATTAGCTTTATATGCCAATGCAGCAAGTCCTTTAACTGGTACGTCAACCCCAGCGACTGAGATAGAGCCATTAGCAGTGCCAGTCCCAATGATAAGGTCAACAATTTTTGATGCGATGCTGAGTGCAACACCATTTACTTTCACACCCTCCAGCACGTTTACCTGAGCGCCAGTTGCGATGCCAGCAAGTTTGTTAAAGTCATTGGCTGACATAAGACCATTCTGATCAGCAGCAGCAGCCGGGATAACGAAGGTCTTTCCATCAATGACAAAACGAGTTACTTTAAGATCTGCCATGTTTTGAATATGGTTTATTATTATAGATTATACGAGTCTTAACTCCCTCGTATTTAGAGCTTTTATATTGATACGGTTGCTGTCTCAGGGTCATACGATTTCACTGCTACGGAAGCCACACCACTATCACCGGCAGCTTCAGTAATCAAGGTATCTGACCATTTGGATGTATTATCCCATAACAGCAGATTTTGCCATTTACCGACATTAAGCACAGTAAAGCAATCCATGAGCGTTTCCAACTGTGCCTGCTGCTGTGATATAATAGATTGTTGAGCGGTAAACTGCTGCATGAACGATGCGAATTGAGCTTCAAGGACTGTGATACGGTTGTTATGCTCAATCACTTCGGTTTCTACTTCTACTAAGCCATTGGGGTTGTCAATCCAAAGATCTTCGTTGTTCCAAAAATATGGATTGCCCCATTCACCTTGCTCCACACATCCAAACTGACCTCTGAGATCATTGATAGCAGTTTCATTCTCTTGAATTGCTTCTGTATTGTTTTCAATAAGCTGATGGTTAGCTTGGATAAGCGAGAGGTTAGTCATTATATCCTCATTCGCTTCATGGAGCTTTTGACGTGTATCATGAAGAGAGGACTGAAGATCGTCCAGAGCTTCTTTAAGCACACCGGTCTGATTCGCCCATAACTGCTCGTTATCCCAGATGAACATATCATTCCAGATACCATCAGCAAAGCAGTTAAAGTGTTCACCAATTTTGGCTATTTTTTCATCTTGAGCAGCTTGATCTCGCCCAAGAGCTCGGAACTGATATGCAACACTTCGATGTTCTTTAACAGCCGCCTGTTTAATTTCTTCTATTTCAGAAGAATTATTATCGACAGCGGCATTTAAGCTACTAAGGTTATCTTGATGTTGAGCAATGATTGCTTCATTGTTCGCTACTTTGGTGTCCGTTTCGCTTAATCCGGATTGTAAATTAGCAATATTGTCATGAAGTGTCTCAAGCTGCTCTCCAGTATCTATAGGACATTCGCATCCGGCACTTTCATTATAGTTAACCCAATTTGAATCATTAATCCATAAGAGGGTGTTATCCCATTGACCATTGGTGAGAATTGAGATTCGATAAAGCAATGTATCAATCTCTCGTTGCTGTTCAATATCTCTGGCATCCAGATTATCAAGCTTGCTGGTAAAGCCTTGATGTTCTGTACGGAAAGCATCATGCTCTTTAGTAAATTCCTGATGTTCTTTTCTAAAAGCGTCATGCTCTTTTCTGAACCCATCGAAGGTGGAGTTGATACCCTTTAATGTATCGGCTGCATCTTTTTGAACTTCAGAGATCCTATTAGAAAGCTGAGTAATGGCTTGCTGATGTTCTTCAATTAGATGATAAACATCCTCAAACGTATTACACATGAAGTTGGAATTTTCCCACAGAGTTTCATTGCTCCATTTGAAGTCATTCTCCCACTGCCCAGAATTAAAACAAGACAAGGCATAGAGCAAATCAGTTATCTGCTGATCATGCTCTGCTATCAGCTTCTGAAGGGCTTTAATCTCCCCGTCATGTTTTTCCAGATGTGTATTGAAAGCGTCATGCTTTCTACCGTTTTGAAGTAATGCCTCATCAATTTCAGTAAGGTGCTGATTAATAGCCTTTGTATCTGTTTGATGTGTCTCTGAAAGAGTATTAATCCTCTCAGATAACGCATCAGTCAGGGCATATTTGTTATTATCCCATATAGCGACATTACTCCAATAGAGATTGTTTTCCCATATCCCTTCACTGAAGCAACAAAGAGAATCGTTAATGTCGTTAGCATGGTTCAGAAGATATTCATTAATATCCTCCTGATAACGCTCTTGCTTTTCATCATAGATATCTGCCGTAACCGCAACAACATGGTCTGAAGCGGTACTGGTTAAGGCGTTGCCTATTTTACCTTTTGCGATTTCCATTGTGTTCTTATTTTGCGGTTATGTTTACTTCGGCACCAGCGTTATATACTGCGCCGGATTCATAGATTTTGTATTCCACATTATCAAATGTTTGTTTCCGGCTGTTCATCACATAAGGTGCGCCACCCATAGTGAAATCACTTAATGCTGCAATATCCACTGGAACAAGGATATAATATCGTTGATTGTTCTTTGTGTTGATTGTCCTATAATTGCCGGCTGCGGATGTTCTTGCACTGATTTGATGACTGGAATTTTTAATGTCAGAAATAGTTGCACCAAATCCACAATATATCGGGTATCTGGCATATAGTGTTACACTGGCAGGGAGCACAAGCCCTTTATATTCAGTTTCAGCTCTAAATAGGACATCCACATTAGTAGATATAGGCATCTGATGCGATAGGTTTTGCACTTTAGAAGAATCCACAAGTCTTTGCCCTTGATAGATACTCAGGTTATCAATATCGTCATCAATATTGACCTTTGCTCTTAATGTGATGTTCGTCTCAACGCCCTTATGAACCACGTTGGGAGTGACACTAAGAGTTGTTTTAGCGCCCAAAGCCAAAACCAAAAGCTTGGCGTCAGTCGTATCTTGATATATTTTCTGATCTTTCTCATGCTGGTCGATATGGTTATTAATATCGGTTATATCCTTGTTATGATGATCAGTCAGTTCGTTGATTTGACGCTGTAAGTCATCAGTAATGGCATATTTGTTATTATCCCATACTGTTTCGTTGCTCCAAAGCAATGTATCAATCCAAATGCCTTCGCTAAAACAGCTGATTGTGTCAAGGACAGAATCTATTTCGCGCTGCTGCTCTTCATTGGTTTTTTCGATTGCATTGATGTGTTCCCACTGTTTTTTATCATCTTCCTGAATAGCATGAATTTCTTCTTGCTGCTTTTTAATAGCTTTATCAAGTTGTTTGACATAATCCAGCGTTTCCTGCGTAAGTTTCTTGGTATCAACGGCAAAGTTGTAATAGTATGCCATATCAACCAGCACATCCCATACGTCTGTATTGGTATAGACTATATGGCCCTGGTTATCCGTAATCGTAACTGGAGATTTCCCCTGTGCTTGCAATACCTTACATCTGAAGACACAGCCACAAACTGTGACCACGTTCTCCTGATAATATTTTTTGGTAATGTCGAAGGTGTTTCTCCACTTTAGGGCGGTACCAATTTTGACAATATTATCATTATTCATATTATTGGTTTATTTGAGTGGCATAAATGTGTTGTGTAATTTCATCCATAGTCATATCACTGATATTGGTGCTGTTGGAAACGATACCAAGTAATCGACCGGTGTTGATGTCCTGTACTAATCCCAACATATTTTTGATGTTGGCACTTGTCTGAGGAATGATGTAAAGACCCTTACCTTGACGGAATTGGTCTTGACGGATCATATACTTTACTGTTGACCTTCGTTTTAATATGAAGCACTTATGGCATGTTTCAGTAAGCCAATAAGGTTGTTCAACCAGTGCGGTATATAGCCTTGTCTCATCATTATCATTGATGATAAATATTGGAGCGTCTTTCACTTCATCTTCTTTTTCATCATCAAACATGACAATGGTATTAGCCTCCAATGTAGCTGAGACGATATAATATTTGTCACTGGGGATAATATCACCTACACCATTAAATTGTCCGGCGACAACCGTATTGGCAATACGAGAAGATGTAGTAGTATAATCTGTGAATATCAGAATGTTTAGAACATACGGATAGCCATTTAGCAATTCCATAAAGTCTGTATCTGACAGCCCATTAAGCACTACATTCCTACGCACATACTCATCTGTAAATAAGCTGAAGAATTGAAGGTTCAGGTTATCCACATCTTCCAAATCAGTGTCAATTTCTTCTCTTTCAGGACTAAAAAGTACATCGAGTTTGCCGGTCTCATTGTCGAAATCAGCATCCTGAATAGGTTTTTTATCAGCATCAAACTGAGCTTCCAGAACTTTTTGTAAATCGGAATGAGCCACTACACAATTCAGATATTTGGTAGCTCCAACACCTGTAGTGGGGTATCTGTAACTTTTCCCGGGAGCACATAATGTCAATAACTGAGAAGCCTGGTCATCACTGTAATTAATACTGAGGTCAGTGCTTTTAGCAGAATAAATATATGCTTTATCCAGAACCTCAGACTTACTGTTTTGTACCATTTTGACAATGAACTCACCATGAATGTCGATAAATGGAAGCATACAGGCTGAAATAGGTGCTGCTATATTCTTGCTAAGAACATAACTGTTAACAGGCAGACCAAATTCTCCCCTGATATTACTGAAAACATAATACTTTCCATTACGCAATGCAACCAGTCGGATTCTGAAATTGCTGGTATTGGGCATGTAGGCTGATGTAAACCGACATATCAGCTCTCCATTATCATATTGAATAATACTCCAATATGCTTCAGGAATTATGATGTTGCAGATGAGAATATCAATTTCTTTATCTTCATCAAATATGTTGCCCCACAGTGAGTCGAATACTGGTACAGAGGCATTTGACTTGTCCTCCACAGACAAGTCACGTTCCTTCATATTCAAAATTAAGTCTCTTACCATATTTATCGACTGTTGTTTATCTATAATAGTCTATTGAAGCTGATCAAGTGATAGTTATTTTGGTAATGGAAGCGGTGCCGGAAGAAGGTGCTAATGGACGTGACGCGCCTCCGGGCATTGTGTTTTTGGCAATGCCGTTAATCCAGTCCATGATACCTCCACAGACAACTTCCCAAACTTTTTGCTGAGGGTCTGTATCGCCGACATCATGTGTCGATTTTAGATTGCCTTGTACTGTGGTAATTTTAGGATTTAAGAATGGCTTCTGAGGAAATACGACACCTGCCTTACCTGTTGGAGCAAGTTGAAACCCTGCTATAATATTGTTCTCTATCTGTTTTATCCAGCTATCAAAACCGTTTGAAGGACTGGGAGGGGTGCAGTTTCCTACAATTTTGAATGTATCAGTAACAACTGGGTCGGGATAAGGATATGCAGATGCTACTATTCCTGAATAAACAATGGTCACAGTCGTATGAGCTATAAGATATTCTGTAATACCGGCGGCTACTGCACTCATAGCAGCAGAAGCACTTCCAGAAGTATAATCTTTACCGGAAGTGCCTATCGACCCTTTAAGTTTAGCGATAATGGTTTGTGCAAATGCTGACTTGCTCATATTAAGTTCCGCTTACAGATGAACCACAATGAGGCGCACCACTGAAAGGACAAACTTTAATGGCATTGAACGGGCCTTGAAGATCAGTGCTGCTGACACCTTTGGTTTTAAGATTGCCGCCAGTTATTGTGACATTACCACCATCCACTTTGATGTCAGAACCCTTTATTTCGCAGCTGTCTGTTTTGATTTTTACTGATCCATCCTCTTCAGTGATTGTAGTGCCCCCGATAATAAAAGCAACCTTACCACTGGTTTCAATGCTGACATTTTCACCATCAATAGAGATTTTGGTATCACCAACAGTAATGATTTTATGTTCAACTGTTTTTTCTTCCTTAAATCCAATTTCATCATCTGGAGATACGACCTGATCAGTAATTGATGTGGATTTATAGATTGTGTTTGCTTTATTCTTGGTGGGCTCTAATTGGTCATAGTCTTTTTCAAGACCATCATCCGTCTCAACGGGCTTTTCAGTTTCAAAAACTCCAATTTCGATTTCTCCCTTGTCTTCACCTTCAATGGAATGAGCAATGTGTTTGATAGTCTGAGCGTGACTATACATAATCACATATTCATTTCCATCAATAGGATTTTGAATGATAGTAACCTCGGAATACAACATTGGCACAATCAAAACACCATTCTGATTGTTTTGAATTGCTGACAGGAACACACCTTTATGATGTCCGGTGCCCATAATCGGGTACTCATCAGGTTCATAATTAAACTCCTGAACATCTACTGTACCGGCTAATTCTCCATCTTCATGGATAGCACAGACATAACCATATATCTTTTTAGTGCCTCGAACCGCGCCATTCATATCAGTCATACCTTGACGAGCAATCTGACCCATGAATCGACGTACATCGCCAGACACTTTATTTATTTCATGTTGAAGAGACATATATTATATGATTTGAACGGTTTTTGAGAATGTTGCTATTTTGAATGGAATGGATAATTCTCTGCGATAGCCATTTACTCCAAAGGTGGTATTTACAGCTTCAACATAGTAATATCCATTTTTCTCAGGCTGACGTACATCAATCAATCCTACAATTTCGGTTGGTTTAATAAATAAATCGCCAAAGATGACTATTGAGCCTGAGATGCCATTGGGATTGTAGTTTGCCCAATATTGTTTGGCTTCTTCGATTAATTCCTCTTCAGTAATTCCTACCTTAGTGGATAGATAATGTATTACGTTATACTTATCAAGTTTGGCAGCATCAGTAAGATGTCCTTCAATTCGTTTGGTGCTCCAAGTACCATTAATGAATTTCATTTTCTTACGATCTTTTACCTTACGTCGATTGACAATCTGGAACTGACTATCAGTATCAATCATCCACCCTTCGTCATCCGGATCTGGATTTTTTCGTACAGTCAGCTTAAAGAACTGATTTTCCTTGGTTCGCCCCTGGGCTTCTACAGCGAGATATTTCTTATCATTGCGTTTAAGTGTCAGCTTATCCTGTGCAACATCCCAATCAAATTGGATGAGCTTGATAGTATTATTTCCACCATTATAGGTGATATATTTCTTATCATTGTTAGGCAAACCGCCTCCACCTTTACCGGCATAGTAAGTGAGACCAACTCTAAGCTGAACGCTGCCATCTGATTTAGTTTCCATCATACAAAGGACACCACTCTTATTCCATTCAGTCAAGACATCAGCAATGGTAAGGTTATTGCTGATAGAACCTCCACTGACAGCAATAGTTGACCCCTTACTTGATGCAGCCAATGGAATACCGGTATCTTTTAATAGGTGATACTCTCCATCATCATCTAAAAAATCTTTTACCATTAAAGTGGCTTTAGCTGAGATATTTGGGGTGCTGACAGAAGCCAAAATATGAGCCATATTAGTACATTCCAATACTAATGGTGTATCTACAGAAACCGAAGTGATAAACCCGGTAAAGACAACATCCAGATTGGGGTCACTATCGGCAGTATTCATTTTTTCAAATTCTTGTTCGGAATAAGCGTAACCTAATCGAATTTCAATACGATTTCCAATAGCGACATCATTGGGACTGAGAAGGGCTATTTCATTTTTAGTTCGATTAAAATCTATCAATCCTTTGTCATCATAATTAGCAGCTATAGATGTTGTTGACACCCCATCTTGATTAAACAAAGCAGTAGAGGTGGTAAGTAAATCACCATCATTGTTTGCCTTTTTTAGATCTTCAAAATTTTCAGTTAAATCAGTAAGATCCCCTGTCACCACGCTCTTATCTTTATGACTGGAAAGACTGATGACAGTGCCTCGTGGAAATCTGACAACGGCTTTATTTATAAGATTCTTAGCCGAATCTGATACTTCAATGCTTTCACATTCTCGAATAGTCAGGCACTGATTGGCACTTGGTATGCTAAACCAATCATTACCCTTTGCTTTCCATATTTTGATTTGACACACCAAGATAGCCAGCTTATCTTCGTATGCTTCGTGCATGTGATATTCCGGCGAAAGTGTGTACTCGATTTGTTGAACTAAATCGGGTCTTTGGTTAAGTCGTTCTGTTAAATCAGATGCCATAGTTATAATTTTTCTTCCAACATACCGGCAGCAAGTCCGACACCCTGTTTGAATAAGTCAGAAGCCATTGATTTCAATCCTTCAAGCTGATTGTTCAACATCTTCATCCATTCACTACCATTATCTTCTTTAGCTGATACAGCTTTCTGAGGAATAATCGAAACCGTATCTTCATTGATGTCAATTATCTGTTCAGGTTGCAATCCGATAGCGGAAAATGTATATTGCTGTAAAGCTTTATAGCCCTGACGTGGTGTCACATTGAAGCTTTCAATAACAATATGGGTTATACCAAGCTGATCAAGTACCATGTTATTGACCTTGATAATCCCCTTATACTGCATAATCTTGTAAAACTTCTTCATTTCTTCAGCCGGATAAATATCAGGTTTCCCGCTTGTTATCTGACCCGATACAGAAAATCTGATGTCCCCATTGGAAACCAGCTCTTTACGACTATAATCACGACCTACGACACGAGTAGCTATAAGATTCTTATCGGAATTAATGGTAATTAATGCTGTTGTATCATACCATACTAATGTATTGGTGGTCACAACATTAGTGATAGCATCTGGCTCTTGCTCTTTATAAACGCCTTTCTTTGCATCAATGACTTTGGTACGATATACTGGGAATTTTTGTGTTACTGTAATGTTTTTATAAAGATCTATACCCAGCATGAGTGCTTCTGTAGCAATGCCTCCCCAATCATCTAAAGCATAAATGGTTCCGCCTTTGACTTCCATTGTGCCGTATTCCTTTTGTTCTTCCTCTTGTTTGACAAGTTCAGAATTAATCCAGGCTTGACCGGCTGTGTCTTTGGTACGTTTACCATTTAATAATGAGTTAAAAGCATTGACAGCTTCATTTTTAAGCTCAGATACAGCTCCTCTGACAGCACCTTTTACAGCTACCTGTAATAAAGAGCCGCCCGCACCATCATTATAGAAGAATTTGCAGTTACTGTCGCGTCCACCGTTGGCAATCTTACTCTGCAACGTATTAAACATGGCTCCCATAGCGGAGGACATGGCACTTCCGGTGGCTGTGATTGCGAGGTTATTTAGACTTATGCTCATATCCTATAATAGTTTTTCAGTGAAAAAAAAGAAAAATGCCGCCTTTCCCGATAGAATTTCGGTACTTGGCGGCATTGTGATTTAAGTAAGATCCATTATTCGCTGGGACTGGTTGGAAGCCTCAGCAAAGATTTGATAGACTGCACCGGCAATGCGCTCTTCCATAGCAGCCATCAGGTCACGCTCATCAGCATTTGATGCAATGGCTGTTCTGTCAAAGTGAGCTAATTCATTAATATTGATAATGACCTGAGTAGGTTTAGCAGCACTTCTTTCATAAGGAGAAGCATAAGCTGTCTGATTATTAACAGAAGTAGGAGCGGTGGGAGTTGATACGCCTTGAGGAGTGTTATTATTTTGATTACTAAGTTTTTCTGCCTGATTAATCAAATTTTGATTCTGCTCCAAGATTTTATCAGCTGTTTTACCAGCCATATTGCGCCACATCTGTTTCTTTTCTTCAGCACGGGAAACAATTCGGTTGCCCAAATTAAGCGTTTCTCCAGAACGGCCCATGATGAAATCCACATACTGCTTTTCACTGATACCAGCTTTTACCCATTCGGAATTGGCATTATTCTGAATCCATTGAGCATAATACTGTCTTGGAGTTTCATCATTATATTTGGCTCCTGTCATCTGATGTAGAATCTGGTTTCTTAAATCAGCTCTACTCTTTATATCAATGACACCCGCTTCTGCCATCATCTTATAGGCAGTACCAATAATATCAGTGAAGCCTTGGACTGTTAGATTAAAATTCGTCACTTTAGAACGAATTTGCTCTAAGATATTTGTAAAGTCCAATCTGCCATTAGGCAAAGTGGAAAGTATCAGTTCGATATTGGCTTGTTGCTGCCCATCTGCTGAGATAGCATTATAAATTACATGGTAGTCTCCAATAATATTTGAGATAGCGTTATACCATTCTTCAGTGTAGATTTTAGCACGATTGGCGGTATCAGATAACCACTGGTATGCGTTCATTTTGCCTACCATAGTACCTAATTTACCATAAATAGTAGCTTCCAGAAGGTTTTGAGCTCCTAACTGATATGTATCATAAACACTGCGGTTACTTGTCTGTTGAAATTGTTCAGGTGTCATTCCAGCAGCAGGTAATTTAGCAGTGAATTGAGACTTGAAGTTAGCAAGAATCTCCTCAGCTTTCTTCTGATAAATAAGTTCAGATGTTATTTCTTTATCTCCATTTAAGAACTTTTGACGTAATTCCGTAATATCTCTGATGGCCTGTTGAGTACGGACATCATTAGCTCCTTCTATCATCAGCGCATCTTGAACCATGCCATTCCTTTGATTGATAGCATTATCCTCATCAGCGTGCCATAGATTCCAAAGAGCTACTGCGCCATTAGTGCTGTCATTATATGGATTATAATCTAATTGTTTATGCTTCTTTGAAAAATCATAGTTTGCTGCATTTCCAATAGCCAATCTGAAAGCCGGATTGTTACTAATAACTGAACGCCATTTAGTAGATACATCATGGATCGACTGTTTGCTCGCATCTTTAGAAAAATCATTAAAGATAGTTGCATACAGTTGATTGAATCGTTCCTTATCAGCATTGTATTGAGCGATCTGTTGAGTATTGATGCTGGATATGACTGGTGAGGGAGCAGGAATATTCTCATTCATATAATCCTGATACCATTTGCCCTCTTTCGTCAATTCTCTGGTAGTTTGATCGGCAGCCTTATTAGCTTCTACTCTTGCACGTTGCTGTGCCTCAGAAGTGCCATCAATACGCTGTTTCAATTTATAAAGACCATAACCAAGACCTGCAACAGCACCAACTGCCAAAGTTACAGGATTAACAAGGAATCCGGCAGCTTTTGCAAGCCCAGTCAACAGACCCATCAGCATACTCTTTAATCCTCCAAACATAGGAGCCAAAGATGCCATTGTCGGCAGTGTTGTGGCAGCTGTTTTGAAGGCTCGTGCAGCTCTCGATGGTCCATATATTCTTGCAGCTCTCTCACGAACAGCAGCATAGTGTTGACGAGTTTCTTTATTAAGCGTTTCAAGTGTGGATTTTCTTGAAGCTCCACTAAGGGCTAACTCTCCTGCAAGAATGGCATTGGCAGCCATTGCCTGACGTGCCCGTGTTGCTGTGTTACCAGAAATGGTCTGTTTGCCCCATTTTCCTTGACCCACTACAAGAGGCGCGCCCATCATAGCTGCATTTGCAGCAGAACTTACAGCAGCCCCTCTCGTTACATTACGAGCAACAGAAGTGCCGGCGACAGATGATACTCCAGCCAACCCCAAGATTGCTCCTTTGAGACGATCAAATACGCCTATCAAAGAAACAACTGGTGCAATCAAGGCCCCCATCTGAGTAATGCCCATCTGAAGTATTACCCACCATTTTATCATGTTGGGGGCGGCATTATAGAGGGATGCCCAAATCTTGACAAACCATGCCATTACCTTACCAATTTCGATGATCATATCCAGTAGATTCTGCATCATCTGAATTGTTTCCGGCTTGGCAAGATAATCTCTGAGTTTCTTCAATATGCCTTCAAATCCACCTTGACGTTTCTCAAAAGCTTGAACAATGCCTTCTGTAAATGTTGAAGTTACCTGCGCCCATAAACCTGTAATAGTATTCTGTTTCTCTTCAGCAATAGCACCTGAAATATTGCCGTTGACAGAATTACGGTTAGCCAACATTAGAGAGACAAGCGAACTCATGCCAGCCTTGCTGCTCATCTTGTTAGACATCATCTCAATGCCGCTGCCAATTTCTTCAGCTATTCCTTTATCACCTCCGGCAGCCGCCAACAATGTTGCAGCTGCGCCTGGTTGTGCAGTAATACGGAAAAGATTACCTACAATCTGAGCCATCTGATTCTCAGGTATGCGCTGCGCCATCTCAATCAAGATGTCAGACATAGCTCTGTAGCTACCATCTCCTTTCAAAGTGGTAATTCCATAGCTCTGCTTCATCATATCGAGAACCTTCTGCTGATTCTTATTCGGCTTGAATAAGTTCTGATACATCATGCGCAATGCGGTACCGGCAGATGATGCCTGAATACCGGCATTACCCATGACACCAAACAAAGCCATTGTATCAGCAAAGAGATTGGGATCATTACGCCCATACATATTTGCTACGCCGCCACCATATTTAGCAGATTCAGCCAACATCATGAGGTCAGTATTTGACCTTGTTGCAGTTGTTGCCATAATATTTGCGGCTTCACGCATACGCTCAGGCGCAATCTGGAACGTGGTCATAATGTTAGTCATCTTATCGGCGGTTTCTCCTAAATCGGAATCACCAATAAGAGCTAAGTCAGCAATAGGTCTGATAGCATCGTTGATGGCATCAATATCATAACCAGCCATTGCAAGGAATCGGGCTGCACTTGCTACTTCAGGAGCAGAGAACTTGGTTTTGACACCAACATTACGCACAGTGCCCTCCATATTTTTGAAGGCGTTCTGACTATAAGAATCAGTACCATTCTGAAGTATGGCTTGGGTAGTGCGCATGGTGTTTTGATACTCCATTGCCTGACTGAAGGAGCTACCGATAGCAGACATGGCACCCCCAATCGCAAACATAACGCCCATGCCCTTTGCCATATCAACAGCCATAGGTGTACGAACACCGAAAGATGTTTGTCCGGTAAAGGGATATGCCCATTTACGTGTACGATCAAAGAAAGGCTTCTGTCGAACAGGCATAGGAGCCATTGCACTACGAGAAGGTGAAGATTCCCCAATACCCTTGCTCTTAGCTATCTGACCTTCCAGTTTGTTGATTTGGCTTTGTAATTGCCAGGGAACTGCAACACTTGCCTGCTGCATTTGAGACGAAACACCTTGCAAGTATCTCAACATCTGAGGAGCCTCCATGCCAGGAGTAGGCACAATGCCAGTAGTGGCAACCGCTTGACGGAAGAACTTGCGATGCTTAGTCAGCATATTCACTTGCTCCTTACTCTGAGCAAATGGAAGCATTGAATTATAAGCTTGCGCCCTTAATCTGGTTGCCTGCTGTTGATGTCGATTTATGCTATTGGCTACAGCATTGGCTCGTTCCTTTTCCTCATAAGGGGTGGGAGTTGCAAATGCTGCTGTAGCATCTGCTCTCATGCGAGCTAATTCAGCATTGCGTTTCGCTTGTTCACGTTGAATCCAATTCACATCAGGTTTTGTATCTCTCGGAATATTCCGGAAAAGATGATTATACATGGATTGCTGTTGAGCATACCATGCTTGCTGCTGTGAGATATATTCCTGATGTTTTGCAGCTCTAAATCTATTATCACCTCTCTGCTTACGCGCTCTTTCTTCGGATTGCTGTCTTTGCCTATCGTAGCGTTCTTGAACAGTAAGGGGTTGATGACCGGTGTGACCAGTTTGTTTTTTCCCTTTCTGAGTTGTACCGCCGGTAGCGATAGGAGGCACAATAGGAGTAGCCGAAGTTGTTGGAGCGACAGGTGTTTGCTGTGCAGTTGTTGCCTGAGTAGGAGTGTTTGCCGGTACACCAGTGGCTGTCAGCTTTATATTCTGTGGACTTGCAGCTTTTACCTTAGCGATAAACTCTTCCAAAGCAGCTACGGCTCCAGTTGTATCAAGAGTTAAAGAAACTGGTGGAATTTTAGGCTGATTCAGTTTCTTGGCAGAATCGACAACTGGAGTTTTCTTAGTTGCTGAAGTTACAGTCTGTTGTTTTGGCTGAGGTACAACCGCAGGTTTTGAAGCGGACGCAGATGTAGTTGCAGAAGGAACTGCCGGTACACCAGTGGCTGTCAGCTTTATATTCTGTGGACTTGCAGCTCTAATTTTGGCAATGAACTCTTCAAGTTGAACAAGAGCAGTCGAAGAATCAAGAGACAGTTTTATAGGCGGGATTGTGCCAGCCATTTTTTTTAGTTGCTCTTGTCTCCCGATAGCACCACGTTCCCACATCAACTTTACGGCAACTGGAATAGTCTGACGTGGAATCTCCTTAATCTGACGTATAACGTCTTTTGTATCAACTACACTGGTAACAGTTGCTTTTGAAGATGCCTTTTTAGTTTTGGCAGTAGGAGAGGTTGCAGCAGTAGTTGTAGATGAAACAGGAGTTGTTGCAGTTGTCTTGGAGCCAGTTGCAGATTGAGTTACTGGCTTCTGAATAGGTTTGGTCTGTGAAGCAAGGGTTTGTAATTGTTGCTTTGCCTGATCTGTGATGAGGTGAACTTGTACATCCAGAACCGGTTTGGGTGTAATTGACCTGACAGAAGCTGCAACCTGGTCTGACATTATTTTTACATTGACCGATATAGCTTCTGTAACCTTACCTTCCAGTTTGGTTATTTCACCAACGATGGGAACAACAGGCGGTTTAGCCGTTACATTAATCTTTGACAGATTGCCTACTATATCAAGAGCCAACGGCTTAATCGCTCTGGCTGTTGACTGAACTGCTGCGACAGATCTGCCTTGCAAATTGCGAACAATATTTTCTTGTTCAGCCCTATTTGCCTGATAAGTGGCTAATGTCTTTACATCACGAGTTATCTGCCCTTTAATAGCAGGTGTCCTCTGCTCTTCGGGAATAGCTCTGTTAGCATCAAGACGTTGCTGAATGGGGGCAATTTTATCATTCCAAGTCTTGATTTGCTTACGAGCGTCCGCTAATTTGGTTTTTTCTTCTTTAGTAAGAGTAGAAACCACATTGCCGGGTTTCCCTTTAGCCTTTGTATCTTTTGAAGTGAAGGGGGCAACAACGGCAGCACTTAAACTTGCAAGCTGACGCAGTTGAGCTTCAGCAGCAGCAAAGCCTTCAGTGTTCAATATTGGATTGATATTGAAGGAAGCTTGCGACTGTAAAGCTTTTAATGAAGTCTGAATTTGTTCAATCACAGTCAATGCACCATTGGCACCTGAAGCGTTTCCACGGATATTGACTGTCAGAGATTTATTTTTTGCATCGCCAAAAGCTTTCTTCCACTCTCTAATAACTGCTGGAGTTACATTAGTGAGTTTGGCTGGCTGAGGTGTGGCTGCACGGGAAGTAGCAGTAATAGCAGATGACTGTGCTTTTGTCGTTTTTGCCTGCTGAGCCGCCGCCTCCTTTTCAAGTTTCTCAGCCATTGCAAGTTCAGCCTTGCGTTGCTGAATGATGTTTTGAATAGCTCTTTTCTGAGTTTCCAGTTTCATTAATTTTTCCTGGAATATGGCTTGATCATGTACACTGGCTTTTGCCAATCCATTTTTGGTCATTTGAATCAAGCCATCACGATTTCTTATGGTATCGCCCTTTTTATTTTTTTTGGGTGTACCTAAGAGTTTATCTAACTCTCTGTTATAGCTTTCAATATCCTTCTTTATTGCTGCAACTGTTCTTGGAGAATTTAGAGCAGAACCAATACCTTTTTGAACGGTTTGGGTTGCAGTTGAGTTACCAGAAAGAGCTTGAAAGATTGCAGAGTGCATTTCGGCGGCGGCACTTCTAACTTGTGTCACCATTGCTCGCAACTGATTATTAAATGCACCGGTGTCTATTTTAGGCGCAAATGTAATCTGCGAATTTTGTTTTAACTGATAAACCGATTGGCTCACCTGAGTGATAGCCTTCTGCAAAGTCTGCATAGGACTCTCAAATTCTTTTGCGATAGTCGCAATCGACTGAAGACCTTCGGCTGCCTTGGTTACATCAGCTATAATGTCATACCTGACAATGTAATCTTTATAGTCTGCCATTTGGTAGTAATTCTAAATGATTTGCTACCTTATAATAGTGTACAAAAAGCCCCAAACCCTTTTGGGGAATGGGGCGAGGTTCTTTGATACGCTTGAACCTATAAAGAGTTAAATATCATGTGAAACCTCTTCTGAAATGAAGCCACTGTAATTAACCGGTCCAACCTCCAATTTCATGGAAATTGCATCCGTTTCCAACAAGTCATCATTATCCAGAAAAGTGACTACACGACCATCTATCTGATTTTGACCTTTTTTGTTTTTCATCACTGAATCCAAAATAGTATTAATAGAATCAGTAATGATCGCAATAGAGGTGGTACTAATATTGTGAGTGCCTGGCACATATATGTGATTACTATTCACATAAGGAATAAGTGCGGTACATACTGCACGTCTGCATTTGTGCATAACGCGATTATTCGCTATGGTACTGAATTGACCTTCACATAAAGTTTGATCACTACTCAAAAAATATGAAGCTTCAATACCTTCATAATCAATAGGAATAATATAGCCTTTGGCTGATATGGTGTTTGCCCATATTCTATGTACATTTTCCATTGGAGTACCTGTGCTGCCCACACCCCATTCAGGATTATTGAATCCTTCATTTTTATTGAGGTCACATTTTTCAAGAGATGCAATGCTTTCTTCGGCACCACATAGAGCCAAACAAGCCATAATTAATCCTAAAGATGTGACCGGTGCCTGAAGTGGGTTGCTGCCTTGCATTTGATGCACTTCTTGAGAGCCGTTTTGTACAAGTGCTACAGAAACTTTAGGGCAATTCAGCTCAATAGCATTAGGAAGTTTTTTGTAATTAATCTTTTCTCCTCCAAGGTAGTTGCTGTTACCGCATAACATAATATGTAACGGTACCATTGTATGAGTTGATACTCCAATTTTACCATTAATTTCATCAGCTTGTGCTTGTAAGTCTGTAATCAGGGAAGTGAATCCCATTGATTTATCTTCACGAAGTTTCCAAATAGGCTGAGAAGTCCATACTCCAATATGAAACAGTCTGCCGCTTACTTGTTGCTGCATGAATTGAATAACATCCCAGTTTTTTGAACAATCAGTGATTGCTATATATACTTCTTGATTATCTCCAATGAAATCAAAAAATTGAGAAAGATGATAATAAACCAATCCATTCAGAAAAGTATTATTCTCAATTCCCAGCAAAAGAGCATCATCCATATTTTTGATACACTGTATTTTGCCGTCTTGGAAATTATGATATAATAATGGATAAGATTCAAAGGGTTTGTCAAAACCACTTATATCAAACAAGAAAGCTCCCACACTTTCATCAGTGGGGATATTGAATGTTAAATCCGGTTTTTGCTTAATCCCGGTATTTATATAACTGAGTTGCGCCATGATGACTTTTTATAATAATAGTCCAGAAATAAGAATAGGAGCCGCAAAGCTCCTACCCTTATTTATTTGCACCTCCAGTAAGCATACCTACCGTATTGGCTTTTTGAACCAATAGCATTTTAGAAAATAACCCTGCCACCAA